AGAAGGTAAATCTATAAATGAGGCTACTGAATTAGCTAATAGAAAATTCAATTATAAACCTAATCAATTATACCAAAACCTACTCAAAGAACTTGAATATGGTAAAGGTAAAGAAGTATTAGATAGGATTAAGAGGGGTTACAATATTAAAATTAAATATAATTATGTAGTATATGAAGATGTTTATGATTCTGATAGTTATGTTCTTTATGATAAAGAAAATAAAAAGTTTGTAAAAGATAAAACCACAACAGGCTACCCTAAATATTTTAAAACAAAAGAAGAAGCTCAATCTTTTTTAGAAACTTATAATGACGATGTAAAATACACCTTAGAAGAACAACAAGAAGAAGCTATTGTAGAATTATTAGGTTTAATGACTGCTGGCAAACTTAACAATGTTAAAGATGGTAAATTAATTTCTTTACTTAAAAGACTTCTTAAAGAAATGAAAGCTTTTATGAAACAGCTTTTAGGTCAAAAAGAAGTAGAGATTGATAAGTTACCTGATAACATGACATTAGGTGATATTGCTGATTTATTAGCTTATAGTAATTCTAAACTTATACTTCCTGGAAATGAAGTAATTTATACTACACCAGATAATCAACAATTTAAAACTTATGCAGAAGCTAGTAAACATATTAGTGAATTAGCTAAAAGTGTTGAAGATGTTGATTTAGATAGTATTAATATTACTCAACAACCAATAAATATAGAAAATATACCTAATGAATTTTCTGGTACAGAAGCTGAAGGTAATCCTTTTTATGTAATAAAATTAAAAGACAAATGGCTTGTAAATTATAATAGACAGCTTGCTATAAAAGAGGGTGTGGAAATATCAGAAGAAAAAGCTAAAGATTATTTTAGAAAAAAACAAGGATTTATAGAAAAGAACAAAGAATACGAACAATCTAAAGAAATTATAGAGGAATGGAAAAAAGTAAATAATATTCAATATAATCCTGAAGAAGTTTATAGTAGAGGTCAAGAATTTGTATCTGTTGTAGGTGCTTATAGTAACTTTGATGTAAATCTTATGATGCAGAATTTATTGCAACATATAGAAGATAATCAAAAAGCTGGTGGAGAATTTACTATATCTGCATTTACTAAACCTATTGATAGAAAAATAGGTCATTTAGAAGGTGGTGGAGGTAAAATTAAGTTTAAAATTTATCCTCAATCAAAGGATATTAAATGGGCAGCTAATACTGATGTTTATAGTGGTAGTGTATGGGATGCTTCTGAAAAAGTAAGTAAAGATAAAAAATCTGAATTACTTGGAGTTAGTTATACTAAATATCCTTCATTACAAAATGTAAATGTGGTACAACCTAATTTAGCTGCTATCGTAGACGATTTAGCACATCATCATAATGAATTAGGTATATCTCTTACAGGTAGTAATTTTAGATTAGAATATGATGAAGATATACCTTATTCTACTAAAAAAATTATTAATAGTATTAACTCTATATTAGAACAAAAATATGGTAAGTTAGTTAAGCCTGAAATTAAGAAACAAGGTGAGGGAGTAGTACAGTATGGACTGTTTAGTAAAGGAGCCAATGACATATTAGATTGGTTTGATACAAAAGAAGAAGCTCAAGCTAAAGTAGATGAATCTAATAAGCAATTAAAAGATTTAGGAGAACCTGCTGATTATTCTGTTAAGCCTATTACCAAACCAATTGGTATTCAACCAACTCAAACTAAAGAAACTTTAAAAGAAAGTATTAAGAGTGTTAAAGATAGAGTATATATAGATGATAGTAATTATGAATTATTTTTAAAAAGATATAATCAAGCTAAAGAAGGTATTGTTCATGAACATTATTCGACATATACAGATTTACAAGGTAAATTAGATAAAAAAATACATGTAATGGCTCTTTCTAAGGAAATAACAAAAGGAGAGCAAGCTATTGGTATGTGGCAAATAGATAAAGATTATGATACTATAAAAAATTATATAGTAGGGGAAGCAGAAAATAAATATGGAGTTAAATTTTGGATATTATCTAATGAATTTAAAACAGATGCTTTAAGCAGTTATAAAAAACCTATTAAATCTGAAAAAGAATACACTGAACAAGCTCTTACTAATACTAAAGTAGCTAAATTAAAAGAAGTAGCTAAAAAATATCCAAGGAGTTTAATTAGAAGTGAGGTTAGACCTATAAGCGGTAGTTCTAATTTAGGATTTAGTGAAGATGAGATGCCTTTTCAAAAAATTAGTAAATCACCTAATGAACTACGTCAAGAAAAATTAAATGAACAAGTAAATAATATAACTTCTAAATTATTACAAAAAGGTACACGTTCTTTTACTAGTAAAGAAACTCAATCTTCTATTAATTTAATAGCTAGCTTAGTTGAAGAAGTACACGATAAATTAGCTCCTTTTACACTTGCTGAAATTAATTCTAAAAAAGCTGAAAATAAAAGTAATGAAACTTTATTTGAAATTAAACATAATGTTACATCTAGATTAATTAAAATAGCTAAAGAACGTAATGATAATAAATTATTAAGTGATTCACAAATTAATTTAATATTACGAATTAAAGATGATTTATTATATAATACTTCTGATGATTCTTTATGGGAAAAAAGTAAATTATATGTTGCACAAGTTCACAAAAGAATTATAAATGAATTAACTGAAGATAATACTGGTGAAGAAAGTGTAAGTTTTACTAGAAATCAGAATAATGATAAATTAAATCAAGTTAGTACAACTAATAATTTAATGGATAAAGTTAAACGTTTATTTGCTACTTTATATGAAGTTGAAAAGAAAGGTAATGATTATGTAGAAGTTAAAGATGAATTAACTGGATTGTATAAACCTGTTAATTTTAATATGTATATAAATTATTTTAAAAATTTAATTCCTAGTGTTACAACTAAAGAAGAAATTATTGATTTAATTAAGAGTAAACTTGATTATCACCCATCACTTATTAATTTAGTTACTAAATTAGAAGAAAATAAAGATAATATACTAGAAGCATTTTATGTTACATTTAAACAAAGTATTCATCCTAACGTAGTTCAATTATTAAATACAGATAAAGATAATAAATTAGAAATTAAATTAAATTATTCTAATAATAATTCTATTTATCGTATAGCAAATGAATGGAAAGAAAGCATAAAGAGTAAATTAAATGAAGAATGGTTAAGTAACAATTTAACTAAAGTTATAAATAGTTATACTGATATAAAGAACAATAAAAAAGATTTACATAAAGCTATTATTGATACATTTGAATTACTTAAATTATTAGGTATTCATATAGATAGTGATATTATAGAATTAGAAGTTGCTAAAGATGGAGATAAATTTAATTCTTTGCATAAATTATTTTTAGTTAATTTACAAAATATTATACATTTAGATATTAAAGGTTATGATAAAGATGTTGTAGTAGAAGAATTAAAAACAGAAGGTAGAATTATAGATTTAGCTAGAATTGCTAGTAATTATTATTTTGATAGAGTAGAAAATAGTAAATTAAATGTAACTGGTAATAATACTCAAGATGTTACTACTCCTAATTATATATCAGAATGGTTTAACGGTGCTAAAAGTAATAATCCTGATGCCAAATTAAGATTTTTAACTTATCTTAAAACTTTAGCTTCTAGTTCAGGTATGAGATATAGTAATTTGTTATGGAATGATGAAACTCCTGGTTTATTAAATGGTAATAAAGATGATATTAGTAATGCTACATTAAATGAAGAATATTTAGCTATATTTAATTATAATGTCTTAGACGGATTAAAAAATATAGCTACTAGAGAGGGTAAAACATATAGTGATATAAACAATGAAGATTATAAACTTACAGCTTTAAATAATTATTTATTTAATATTGGTAATGAAGATAAAAATATAGTTAGAACTATGTCATTAGCTTTATCTGATAGTAGTCAAGGTTATTGGTTTACACATAAAAAAATTGAATTAGAATCAAATATTGATATTAATGATACAACTAGTTTAAGAAAAAGTAAATTATATAAAGCTGTTGAGAATACTGTTTGGCAAGAAGTAGTAAGAATGCAAGATGCTAAAAAGTTATTATTTAAACGTAATGAAGATGGTACATATATAATAGAAAATAATGAATATGTTGTAAATGATAATTTACCACAATTATTATTAAATTATCATAAAAATATAGATGGTAATATATTAAAAGATGGTGTTGCAGTAGGTAGAGTATTTAAATTTCATAATATACCTACATTAAATAATCTTGATATTTTTCATATATCAAATGTAATAGATGAAATAAATAAAAATGATAAAGATGTAATAGAATTATTTAGAACAACCATTGATAGTTATATTCAAGATACGGTAAATACTAGAATAATTGAATATAAAAATTTAGAATCTTTATATGATGGTAAATATGATTATATTGGGGATAGTAGTAAATCAGACCATTATAGACAATTTTTATTAGAGTATAGTTTAAATCAATATATTAGTAATGTAGAACAACGTAATTTTTGGTTTGGTTTAGCAGCTGAATATGCAAGTGATGTCGATACTAATAAAAGAGCTAAAGAAATAAGTTCTCCTGGTTCATTAGGTGCATTTAATAAAAATGATACATTTAATCTATCTGTAATAAATGATATAAATTTAAAATCCAATATATATAATTCATTATTTGATGTATTAAGTAAAGAATATAATGAAGATATAGCAAAAGAATCATTAGATTCATATAAATCTATTAATATCGGTGATGGACAAGGTTATCTAACTATAGATAGAGCTGGTAAAATATTAGAAAAATATGGTAAATTATCTGAATTTAAAGATATACTTTATAAAACAAAACAAGGTAAATTTAAAATAAAAGATAATGTACCTTTGCATGAAATGAATAAAATGTTACAAGTATTTAAAGGTTTTTATTATGATAGATATTTTAATAAAGATTTAAATATGTTTGTATCTGAACAACTTAAATATAGTAGTGTTATATTAACACCAACTTTAACTAAGAATAGTGATTTAGCTAAATTAGCTAAATATATGGAAAAACATGGTATAGATGAAGTTGTATTCAGTAGTGTTGAAAAGGTAGGAACTACTAATTTAAATACTATAAATGATAATAATTTAATAGATGATACTTTACTTAATAAATTAGAATATAAAACAATAAATAGTAATAATTGGAGATTACAACAAGAACAACCAGATGAAGAAAAAGATAAATTAATTAAAGCTGGTGTTCAAATTAGTAAATTAATACACTCTAATATAAAACCTGATGCTATTTATGAAGTTGATAAAGTTAATATAAAAGGTAGTGATTTAATATTACATTATCAAAAGTTGATAATGGCAGATATAAGAGAAAATTTAAATAATTTGTTAGATAAATTAAATGCCACTCAAAATGAAGATGGTACATTTAATATACCTAGTGATACAAACTTACAAGATATATTATTACAAGAAGCAAAAGATAGAGGTTTTAGTAATAATGATATTAAATCTATTCAGTTGGTAGATGATAAATTTGCTCTACCTATATTCATGAGTACGTATGTAGATAAATGGATGAGTGTGTTAACTAGTTTATTTACAAATGGTGTTACTAACAATAAATTACCAGGTTTTCATCATATTTTAGTGAGTGATGCATTTAAAGCAGATGAATCTTTAAATTGTATTATTACTAATAATGAAGTTATTGAATTTGAATGTAAACTTCCTAGATGGAGTAAAGATTTTTATAAAGAAGGTGTTGCTATACCATTTGAAGATATACATGATGATTTAAAAACATTAATTGGTTATCGTATTCCATATTCAGGTAAACATAGTTCTATTATTATTAAAGTTGTTGGTTTTACTGATGATGTAGATGGTAATATTATATTATTGCCTAAAGATATTGTTGCTAGATTAGGTTGTGATTTTGATATTGATAGTTTATTTGGTCATATTTATCATCATTTTACTTTAGATAATGGTAAAATAGTTAAAGTAAATTATAAATCTAAACTTTCTTATGATGAATATAGAAATAATGTAATACGTGCTAATGCTAGATTATTATATAATAAATTAGGTAATGATTATAAACAAGCATTGACTGATATAAAATTAAAACGTATTACTAATAAATTAGATAAATTTAGTAAAGAAACTAATAATGAACTAGATAAATGGTTAGATTTAATAACTGATAAATTATTTCCAGAGAAAGGTAAAATTAATGAAGACGTTAATACTATATTAGTTAGTTCGGGTAGATTAGTTACTGAAGAAAATTATAATAAATTAGATATTGAATATAAAAATAATAAACAAGCTAGACAAAATAGATTACTAGATGTTATGAAATCTATATTAGGTAGTAAACATCATTTATTAGAATCCGTAAGACCTGCTATATTTACTGAAAGTTTTAATATAGCTACAGAAATAAATAATTTATTGGTAAGTAAAACTAATTTTGGAGTTAATGATATTAGTACACAATTAGAATTTAGAAAACACGCATTAAATGGTAAGAAACTTATACCATTAGGTGCTAATACAAATACAGGATTACCTATTTTTCAAGTGGTAAAAGCCAAATTAATTGATGATTTAGCAATAACTATTCCATATAAAGCTGATGAAGTTAATGTTGCTGAATTAAAACGTAAATATGGCGAAGATGCTGTAACTAAAGAAGATAATTTAGTTATAGTTAAATCTAAACAATTAGGTTGGAATTTAGACGATAGTTTTACTGGCGTAGATGGTAAATTAATTAGTGAAAAACTTGGACAACTTGTTGACCATCCTGCAGATGCTGTTAAAAAACCATTACCTTTTAATTTAAATGATTATACTTTTAGTGTAGCAGCTGCAATTATTATGACAACTGGTGATATGGAATATGCTTATTATACTATACATCAACCTATTATATTAGATATAGTTAATAGATATTTTGAAAATCAAGGTATATTAAATTTAGGTAAACGTGATGAAATAGAATATGTTAAATCACAATATTATGCTAAATTATATTTTAAAATGTATGATGTAAATCATATAGATTATAAAAAGTATGTAGATCAATATAATAGTAACGATGGTCGTATATTTGTTAGACTTAAAGATATAAAAAATTTATTTGGTTATGATATAGATAAACCTGATTATTTTTTATTATCTGATTTAAAGAATAATTTAAATAAATATAGTAAAGGTGATACAAATAGTATTGAGTATTTAAAGAAACAATTACAATTTACTGAGTGGTTTAATAAATTTAAAGATACTGGTTATAGTATATCTGACACTATTCAATTATTATCATTTGATAAAGTAGGTGCTAGTCCTAATCTTAATTTTACTCAGAATTATTTAGATAGACTTGATAATTCAGTTACAACATTAAATGACGGTAGTAAAGTTTCTAATATAGTAGTTGGTAATAAACCAATTACCCATGCTATTTATCCTAAATATTTTAAATTAGATAGTGAATCTAGTTATCCATTATTGCAAGAATATTTATATGATAGTAATATAGCTAGTAAAGAATTATTAAAACATTTAGTATTAGATTTTCATCCACAAGTTATAGAAATTAAAAATAAAATATTTGCTAATTATGGCTATAAATCTGCTGAACAAAAACAATATATTAATAATAAAATAAATAAACGTATCACTAAAATATTAATTGGTAGAAATAGAGAATTTCAAATTAATGAAGAAGAAGAACGTAGAATATTAGGTATAAACACTATTACTAATTTAAATAAGAATGTAGATTGGGCAACTTATTTAACACTATCTACACTTAATAAAATAGTAATATTGAAAGAAAAATTAGGTATTGATGAAAATGATGTACATATACTTAATTATTTAAATGGTAGTTTATCTGAAAGTGAGAGAGAAAGACAAGGTTTTCAATTTATTGATTTTGTTAATACTAAAAAAGAATATAATTTAGATAATCAATTAGTTGAGAGTATTAACAATATGTATAATAGTGATGATATATTTCAACAAAATTTAGTAGATGATTTAATAAAATATAATTATCTTACTTTTGGTTTAGCTTTTAATAATAATAGTTATGCTAAATTATTACCAATCGATATATTAAATAATGATGTTTATCAATTAGGTAAAAGGTTATATGATTCTTATGATTTAATAAAAGATGATTATAGCTTTACTTTAAGTAATGAAGTTGTAGAAAGTTTTATACTTACTAATAAAAGTTTATTACCTATTGCTAAAACAGAATTCTATACAATTAAAGATAAAGATAATAAAGTTAAATTTATACCTAAAAAGAATCAACCTGTTTGGGAGCATGATATAAATAATCCTGATTTTATTATTGTAGATAATAATTTATTAAAACGTACTGTTTTTGAAAATGCTAATTATGTGCAAATTAGACAAGAAATAGGTGAAAAGAAATATAGTTATCCTATTTATAAGAGATATAATACTGGTGCTGAAAGTTTATATTACCCAGTTAATTCTTATGGTAATTGGAATTATTATGAAAATATAAGAAATAGGAGTTTAATTGAAAAAAATAATACTAAATACGATGAACAATATTATTTAGCTAAAATAGATGAATATGTAAACAAGAATAAAAAAGAAGATGTTACTCTACAAGATAAACAACTTGATAATCAATTATATAAAGGTGGATTTGAAAATATAGGTAAAGGTACTCCTGAAGGTGACGGTAAAGATAAAGCTATGAGAAATATAGCTGATGGTTTCATAGGTGAGGTTATATTAGAAAAAGGCAAAACATCTACTAATACTTCTGCTATAGAAATTCAAAATAAAGATAAATCAGGTAACACTGAAATATATTTTGATAGTGAATATAATACTATTTTAGCTGGTGTTGAAAATCCTAAAATTATAATGTTAGCTAGAAATTCTGAATTTAAAGGAAAAGAATTATCTACATTTACTAAAAAAGAAATAAGAGAATCTAATAGTAAAGGTTCAGAATTTGTAGTCGGAGATATGCCTAATGTAGATAGTCAATTTATAGATTATTTACAAGAAATAGGAGCTAAGTTTACGATATATCATACTGGTCATGAAAGTAGAATTAAGATTAAAGACAATAAACAAAATGACCAACTATCTTTATTTCAAAAAGAATCTAGATTACCTAAACTTAATAGTGAACATGAACAACAACAATTAAAACATTTAAGTAGTGCATTTAAATCTATTGGTGTTGAAACTACTGTAATTGCTGATTATACCATTAATGGTATAGCTAAAATAGGAAATGAAACATATATTAAATCTGGTGTTGATAATATATTTGAAGAAAATAAAGAGTTATCTAGTATTGGTACAAAAGAACAATATTCCCAATATCTTGATAGTGTATTCCCTAATAGTAAAATAAAGGATATTTTTTCTCATTATTCAAGTGTTAGATTAGAAACATGGAATCCTATTTATAATAATGAAAATACACCTGGATTTTATACATTTAAAGGATTTGTTAAAAAAGGTGAAACTTTACATGCAAAATCACAAGTTGTAAATTATCTTATTGTAAATTCTAAAAATATTGGAAGTAGAAAAGATTATAATACTTTATATGATTCGTTGTGGAATACACTTCCAATTAATTTAACTAGTAAAGAAAAAACTAGTATTGTTGATAGTGAATTTGAAAAAAGATATGATACACAAGAAGAACAAGATAATGTAGTATTTATATTTTATAAACCTGAACAACTTCATTTTTTAGGTTCTAAACAAGACATAGAAGAATTTAAAAATTTTGTAAGTAATAGTAAGAAAGATAATATAGTAATTAGATATAATCCTCTAAAAGTTAGAGAAGATAGTTTATGGCATGAATATGGACATTTATTAATAGACCTAATAGGAGAAAAAGATACATTTATTCAGCAAGGATTTGAACAAGTTAAAGATACAGAATTATATAGAAATATTGAAAAACTTTATCCTGAATTAGATGGTATTAGATTAGACAAAGAAGTATTAACTACTGCTATTGGTATTAAAGCTAGTGAATTATTTAAAGATTCTACTAAATTAAGTAAATGGAATTTTTGGTTAAATAGATTCTTTAGAAGAATAAGCGATTGGTTATATAAATTAACTAATGGTAAAGTAGGTAAAACTGAAGATGTAGCCATGAAACTTGCTGCTAAACTTGTTACTGGTAATTTAAATATAAAAATTAATAGTGATTTATCTTCATATGAACAATGGCAAAAAGATGAATTTGAATTAAAACAACTTGACGATGTTGTTAATTATATAAGTAAAAATCGTAATCAATTTGGTTCATATATTAAAGAATTTGGTGAAAGAACTGCAAAAGAAAGATTTATTAATTTAACTAAATTAGCACAAGATACTGTAACTTCTTTATTAGCTAAAGGTATAAATGAAAATAATGAATATCATACTTATCAAGCATTAGTTGAAACTAATAGATATAATCTTCGTATGTTATTACAAATAGAAAAACGATTAAAAGATTACGAAAAAGAATACTTGTTTACTAAATTAAATGAAGTACCATATGAAAGACAAAGAGAATTTGTAGAAACTTTACATAGTGCTAATTTATTTATTGCTTCTTTTAATCAAATGAAAGATCTTAAATATACTGATGATGCTAAGGAATTAACTGAAATTGGTGAAAAGATAAATGAACATATTAAAAAAATGAAGAGTTACGCAGGTAGAATATCTAACTTAGAGAAAATACTTGATGATTTAACTCCTAAATTTATAGATATTATTATTGAAGGTAGTACTGATCCTTTTATTAAACATACAAGTAAAGAAGTATTTAGTAAAATGAGAGATATTAGTACAAAAAGTTTATGGTTTGATGCTTTATATGATTCTAATAATATATTAGGTTCACTATTTAATAAATATGTTACTTTACATTTAGATAATGCTAAATTGAAAGCTCGTGAAATAACTGAAGATTTTTATAATAATGTTAATGCCTATTTAGGAAATAATACAAATAAAGAATATCGTATTAAGATGTTTGAACGTATTATAGATGTAGATAGTGGTAAATTAATTGATAAATATAATTTTGATGAATTTTTTAAAGATTATAAAGTATTTACTAATAATTTACCAGCTTTAGTTGAACAAAGATTTAAAGATACAACTACTATTGATAGTGAGGGTAATTTAATTGCACGTATTCCAGAATATACTAATAAAAAAGGTAAAGTTGTACCTGAACGTTATGTAGTTGTTGATGAAACTCAATATAGAAGTAAATTAGTTAAAATATTAAAAGGTGAATGGTTTAAAGTTAATACTGTTACTACTTTAAATACTGATGAAACTATTGAGTTAATTAATGAAAAACGTAAAGAATTAAATCGTGCTGAATTTAGTAATTGGTATAAACAAAATATAATAGAAAGTAATAATAAAAAATATACTAAATTAGGTAGTGAATATTCATACCCCATAGATAAATATTTAAATAGTAAATATAGAGATATGGATGCTAATACTAAAGAGTTCTTTAATTATTTTAAAGAATTACTTACTGAATTAGTTAGACACTATAGTGGTACAATAGTAGGTAAAAATTATATTCCAGCTAATTCTTTAGAAGAAATTGAAAATGAAAAAGGCGAATTAGATGAAAGAGTATTTGATACACTTGGCATGGAAATTCACAAAATACCTTTTGATTTTATTACAATGCTTAAACAAAAACCTATTATTTATATACCTAAGCAACAAGATAATGAACCATTTGATTTATATGAACTTAGAGTATTAGAGTTAGTTAGTAATGAAGGTAAAGGTGAATATTCTTCGATAGCTGAGATTAAAGCAGAAAATGATAAAATTAAAGAAGAGAATAAGAAAAATCATGCTGAAGCGTTAGATCATGATTTATATAAAGTAATCCCTAAGTTTATTGATTCTGCAACTAGACATAAATATATACAAGAAATTGAAGCAGATATTAAAGTAGCTTTACAAGTAGCTAGAAAAGCTAATTATGTTAAACGTAATGGTTCATTTGAAGATATATTTGATATAAACAAAAAGAATATAATTACAGGTGAAAAAGAAGAAGCTACTTTTACTGGAGAAACTAGTAATTTATATAAACGTATGGTTAAGAATGTAGAAATGACCATTTATGATAAATTTTTAGAACCTAGTAAATATAATAAAATAGCTAAAATACTAAAAAATTATAGTGCTATTAAAAGTATTGCATTTAATCCATTTAGTGCATTTAAAAACGTAAGTGTTGGTTTAATACAAAATGCTATAATGCAAGCAGGTGGATTATATTTTGATGGTAAATCAGTTAAAGAAGCTAATAATTTATATTGGGGAGCAGTTGGTAGTTATATAAATGATACTCGTAAAGATGATGATACATCTAGTAGTTTTGCTAATGGGTTAATTAAGTATTTTGATGTATTATATACACATGATGAATTAGAAGATAAAGTAAAAGGTGTTAGTTTAGCTAAACGAATGAGTACATTTATATTTAGAGATTTAGGTTTTCTAATGCAACATAGTGGTGAACATTTAATGCAAAATCAAATGTTATTTGCTATGCTATATAGTCATAAATTAATTGATGGTAAATTAATGACTAAAAAAGATTATATAGCTAGAAATACTAAACAAACCACTGTTAGTATGAGTAAAGAAGAAGCTGATTCGATATATCAATCTAATAAAGAAATTAAAGAAAAAGCTAATTTTTTATTTAAAGATGCTATTTCTGCTATAAATATGTTTGAGTTAGTTAATGGCAGAATAAAAGTTAAATCTGAATATAAAGATATTTTAAGTAATGATGCTATTAATGAATTTAGAGTAAGAGTTGTTGGTGTAAATCATGAAGCACAAGGTATTTATAATCCTCAAGATAAAGGTGTTATTGAAAATAAAATGATTGGTCAGATGTTAATGCAATTTAGACATTGGATGATACCTGGTTGGAATAGAAGATTTGCTAGTGCTAAAAATACATATTGGAATGAACGTAGGCAAGTAATGCAAGTTGGAGATTATATGTCATTTTGGAAACTTATTACTATACCATTTAATAAAGAAAATAAACAAAAATGGAAAGATGAACAAAAAGATGTTATTGAAATAGCAAGAAGTATAATAAATGGTTATAGTAATTATTTAACAAATGCTAAATTATATTGGAATACATTAAATGAATATGAAAAAGCTGGAGTTAGAAAAACTATGTTAGAAATGACAGCATTACTAGGTACAGTTTTAATACTTATGGCTTTACGTAAAATAGGTGAAGGTGATGATGATAAAAAAGATAATAAATATATTAACTTTTTAATGTATGAATTAGATGCTCAACGTACAGAATTACTTACATATACTCCATTTTATGGTTGGATTAATGAAGGTAGTAAAATAATGGCTAGTCCTGCTGCTGGATTTGGTATAATGCAAAATAGTATTAAATTAGTTAATGATGTATTTATGTATCCTTTTAGAGATGATGAAGAAAATAGATTACAATCTGGTGTAAATAGCAATAGACTTAAGTTTGTTATTGATGCTAAGAATTTAACTCCTTTTTGGAATCAAATTGAAAGATGGTATAACTTAGAACATAATAATAAATATTATAAACTCTGGTAATGCCGAAGAAAAAGGGGTAAATATTAGCTATTTAATAATCAGATATAATGATTTTAGATAACAAAAAAGGGTTACTTAATTGTAGCCCTTTTTTATTGTATTAAACAAATAATATTTTAAAATGATAAATACTATTAATTTTTAATAATTATATAATACCATTTACCTAATGAAGTCAAAATTTTGATAATTCCGGTAAAAATAGATTAACTTGTGTATTATCTATATTTATTTAGGTTTATTACATATTGTAAAATCTATATAACTAATACTATTATTATTTTATATAACAACTTAATAAAGAACTCTAATAAAAACTATGCTTCTTTTTCTCCTATCTGGGAGTATAAATTAGTTTATTATTGCTATAATTATCTACACAGTAATTATAGAGTATATAATGTTAAAACTAATTCCCCAGTAGGAGAAAAAGAAGCATGAGCTTTTCTAAATATTACTTATTATGTGAGTTAGTTATATTATAAATCTCTCTTAATTCTCTAAGAGTAAAAGTAAGACAATCTATTTTAATTTTAGTATCTACGTCAATACTTACTTTATATTTTACTACATGTAAACTATCTAATGTAGTGCAATGTATAGTTAAATCATTATATCTATAATATAATTCTTTTATTTCACTATATGCTAATTTTTTATTATCATATATAACATACTCACCATCAAAATTAAGTATTTCATTATTACTTAATGTGTACGGTAAATAATTATAATTAGCTTTTCTTATAAATTTAGTCCAATAATTATCAATAACATATTGTAAATTTACACAATTATGAGATAGATTATAAGTATTCATGCCATCAGATACTATTTTATAATTAATTTTATCTATTTCATTATATACTACATCACCTACTATAAATGGAAATACTTTTAATATTTCTTCTTTTGTAGCCAATCTATAGTTTAATGAATAAGTTAAACAATCTTTAGCTATATGATAAGATGATCTTATGTTTAACTCAGTCAACCCTTTTGCTTCATCAAAATCTATATAATATATATTATTTTTTGTATTAATGACCCAATCACCAACTTTAAATATAGGTTCAAACCATTCAATATTATTTTCTACTTCTTCTATAGTATATATTTCAATATCCTGTAAATCATCACCTACATTTATATATTTATTATTAGCTGATTTATAAAATATTGTGCCTGCTTTTCTAGTAGGTGTATCTTTTAGTAATTTATATTCTAATTCTCTTCGCATATTATTTATAGTGTTATTCGATTTATACATCAATAAATTAGTTAAATAGTTTAAATCAATTAAATAATTAATATATTTCATATTATATTATTTAGTACCAGTACTTCCAAAACCACCTTCACCTCTATTAGTATCACCTAATTCATTAACTTCATTAAATTCAATTTTTTCATATTTAGTTAATACTAGTTGTGCAATTCTATCACCATTTTTAATTATGTAATTACTATCTGAATGATTAATAAGAATAACTCCTACTTCTCCTCTGTAATCTTCATCTATAAGACCAGGTGAATTAGCTACAGTTATACCAGCTTTTAATGCTAAACCGCTTCTAGGTAATACATTAGCTTTATATCCTACAGGAACTTCAATGAATAAACCAGTTGGTATTAGTACTCTACCTTTTGGAGAAATAACAATAATAACTTCTTCTGGTTTTCCATCATTATATCTTCCAATTTTTTCAAAGTTTTTACCTTTAATTTCTAGATCACTAGCAGCTTTACTAGAATTTTCTAAATTACATGGTAAATTAGCCATTAAATCCAATCCAGCTGCTCCAACTGTTTCATATTTAGGTAAAGGATTATTACCTTTATTTATTATTTTTACAATCATAATTTAATAGTATTTAGTTGTTAGTCGTTAAATTCTGTATTTAATAAATTAACTATAGCTTGAAGTTTAACTGTATTATGTTCAATATTAGCTAAAGATACATCTAGTAAAGCATTAATATTATCTCCTTCGTTTTTACAAAAAGGTGCAATATTATCTAAACGTTTTCCAGTAATTTTAAATAATATATCATTTAATTTAATAATTTGTTGTTTTTGAGCAGTAATATGTCTAGTTACCATAGTAAGTTTATCAGACATACTTAATTCTTTATTTATTCCTTTTTTCTTTTTCATATTTAATTTGTTAATGTTAATATTTTATCAAATGCTTTTTGTTGTATACTTGAACTAGAACCTTCTAATATACTAGTAAATCTATCTTCATCACTACTATATGATTTTTTATTAGAATAATATGTAGTTATACCATTATATAACCAATATGCAGAACCTCTAAATACGTTTTGTCCTATACCATTATCAATCGAAACTAGTACATCATTTATAGTATTTTTCTTTTTAGTTGATATTTCATCAACTATTTCTATTCTACCATTTGCTCTATTTAATAATTCTAATTCAGTATAACTTAGATAAAGTTCAGTTACAAGTTTATTTATTTGTTCTACTGTAATTTCACAAGTACTTAAATAATTTAAACAATGTTGGAAATTCTCAGAATGAACATTAACTAATCCCATTAATCTAGCACCTTCTTTTAATCTATCATGTACATTAAGTGTATGTTTTAATGTAATTTTATTTGTATTGTTTTTAAGTGCTTGGTTTAATGTATTATTACATACTACTCTAATTGGCGTTAACATAGCTTTAATACTTCCGCTACCATCATGAGTACTAGTAAATAATAAATATTTTTCTATAATATCACTACCTCCTATTTTAATATAATGTGGTAATTTAGCAGTAATAAATATAGTTTCACCTTTACCTAATGCTCCAGCAGTTTCAAACATTGCTTCTTTTTTACCTACTATTTCATCAAAGAAACTAAAAGCTTCTCTATTTTGTACTATTTCATATCTACTTCCAACAACTCCAAAATAATCATTAGTATCTTTACGATATGTTGCAAAATAATTAGGTATATTAATTATATCAGAAGGTAAAGTTATTCTAGGTAATTCATCATATATAGTACTATATAGTTTACCTAGTTTAACTTCATAATCAAGTCCAGCTAATGCAATAGCATCATGTGAAGTCATAGCTTCATTTACCACTTTACCTAAACCATGCCAAGGTTTCTCACATAGAGAAACCATAGCATGTCTATTTAAATTCTTATTGTAATTTAAATTATGTGCCATATATAATAATTATTTTATTAGATTTAAATTTTCTTTATCTTCTTCATATTCATCTTTTTCTAAACTATCATCATCGTCATCATCATCATCATCATCATCATCTTCGTCTATTGAATTCTCATTATTATCACATTCCATTAGATTATCTTCATCTTCATCATCATTGTCATCCTCCAGTAAATTATCAATTATTATTTCAATTTCTTCTAATGTACTACAGCATATAAAATTATCTTTAATTGCGTAATCATCTTCACTATATAATTGAAATTCTTTAATTTTTTTACCATTAGTTATTTTGTAGCAATAAAATAAAGCTACATTATAGCCATCTATTTCATGTAATTCATTTAACTTATTACATAATTCTTCAAATTTTGCTAATTCTTCAGTTGTCATTGTTTTTCTTTTAAGTAGTTTAAAAATTTAGTTAGTTCATCTATAGATTCAAATTCTCTATTAGTTTCACCACTATCGTTATATAATAAACCTAATTTACTACAAGTTAATAATAATTTTTCTATATAATCATCTCCTATTACACGAATTGTAACTATTATAGCAAATTCACATTCATATAACTTACTTAGTTCTACTAATAAAATCTTAGTTTTTTGATTGATTTTTACTATCATCTATATTGTCTTTATTTATTAATGTATAAAGTTGTTTAGCCAAACATACAATATTTCTAGTATTTTTAGCTAATGATCCTACATCTACACCATTTGTAACTTTATTTGTAGATATAGGATACTTTGGAATAATAGCACATACTAGATTAGTAATATTTTGTATATCACTAGTCTTTAATTTTCGTTTTCGTTTAAACATAATAATTTTTCTTTTATTAGTATTTCTTTAGTTTGTTGAATTAAAGATTCAATATCACCTTGTTTAGCACTTACTGTATAATCAAATGTAGCATTATCTAAAGCAGTTTCTGATTTATGTTGTTTTCTACCAAGAGGACAACTTATTTCTTTACATATATTTCCACGTCTTTCTGCTAATGTTAAACCACATACTTCACAAGGTTCATCTTTTATTACTCTAATAACAATACCACCTTTATCTTTAATTGCTTGTAATTCATTAGGGAATCTAACATCTGTTATAATCCAATTAGGATATTCTGAACCATCATTTAAAGATGCTCCAATATCTTCTTGTTTGCCATTAATTTGAATATAATCTCGTTTAACTTTACTATAAAATAAAGGTTTATAATCAGCAAATAAAGCATTAATCCAAATATCTTCATGTAATTGATTACGAAATAAATCTGTAGCTATAACTTGTAAAAGTTCTCTAATTGTTAAATGTGATTTATATGCAGTTTGCCAATTAGTTTTATAATGTTCTTCATATTCTTCTTTAGAACATTGTTTATTATTCATAATAGGTTCTCCCATTTCGCCATTACCTATATATTTCTTAATAAATCCATCAGCATATCCATATCTAATCCATTCTTCACCTAGTTTACTATTCTTAAAATCAATATCTTCTAATTGTTCTCTAGTACATCCTATAAGAATACATACAATATTTTTAGGTGCATCTGCAAACTTGCGTATTTGCCAATTATGAGGTTTAGTATTCCAAAGAGTATTACCATCCCATACATCATAAGCAACATTACCTTTATCTAAACCACTTGTAAAATATTGTATAATCTTACCAATAGTATCTTTACCACTTCCAATTTTACCACTAATTCCAATTATTGCCATATATTTGTTTTATATTAAAGTATTTATCAAATTTTTTAATTTCATATAATTTGTTTTAATAAATTTAAAGTATCAGGATTAATAGTAATTGTATTATCTAAATATTTATCAATTTGTTTAATAAATACCTTAGTTGTACATAATACATCAGTTAATGCTCTATGCATACCTTCAGGTTTAGGAATTCCATAATATTCTAAAGCAGCTGTTAAATTCCATTTAACATCTTTAGCTTTAATATCTAGCATAGCTTTATGAAATTCAGCAATAGTACAGTCAGTATCATAAGTTTCTTTTTTAGTACCTAATAACTCTGCTTTAAATTCACCACCTGTATCAAAACAAACATCATTATTAATTTCAGGATATTCTTTATTTTCAAATAATTGATTAATAAATTTATTATCAAATTTAATATGATTATGTCCTATAATTAATGTATTATCTGACATAAATACTTTATATAATTCATCTATTTCTTTAAACCAGTCACCTTTGTTTTCAACCATTTCATTTGTTATACCATTTACATCTGTTATATAACTAGGTATTTTCCAACTAGGTTTATACAATTCATTATAAGCAATTAGTGTATTTGGTGTAATTAACAGATAAGCTAATTCTATAGGTTGTGTTTTACCCTCTTTACTAAAGAAACCATTTGTTTCTAAATCATAAACTAAAACATTATTGTATTGTTTCATTACCAATTTAATTTAAACATATTAATAAATAAATCTATTTCTTTTTCGTATATAGTATGGCAACCTGCTTTTAGATACCAACCTACATCATTCTTTTTTATACATTCTACTAAATAATTACCTATTTTTATAGAACAACCATTACTAATCCATTCTTCATTTTTATTAACACATTGTTTAAATTTAAGATATAGTAATTTAGCATGATTCAATGGAACAGTTACACCTAATGTAGTTTCAACTAAATTATCTTTATCTAATCTTAAATGAATTGGAATATCCCATAAAGCTCTATTATATTTTCCATCTAACCAATCATTTAATTTAATTAATTCTTTAGCTTTACGTTCTTCTTTTTGTTTTTGTAATCTTTCTTCATAAAGACGATTGTTGTCTGCTCTTTCTTTTTCTATAATAGTTGTATAAGCATTTCTTTTTTCTATATTAAAGTATATTGTTTCTTTTTCATGCTTACTTAAACATTTAGCAGTTTTAGTATTATATAAATTTGTATGTATCCAATCTTTACAAGCTATTACATCTAATTCCTTTTCTGTAAATCTAAAATCTAACCAATATTGTAAACTTTCATTATTAAAAAACTTTTCATAGTATTTATTCCAACCTTTATAATAAGAAAGCCAAATTAACTCATTATGGAATTTAGTTTTTATATACTTTTTAGGTATTTTAAGAAGTTCAATTTCTTTTTTAATTTTATTTTGTAAATCAAGTAAATAATTTATACTAATGTTACAAGTTAGTCTTCTAGGGTTATATATATATTCTTTTAACCAATATTGTATTTTTATTATATTCTCGATCTTAACTTTAATTAAATAATTAAATAAATCTCTTTTCTCTATAGCTTTATCTTTTACAGTTATATCAAAAATATTATCTAAAGTTAGAGTTGTCCAACTTTCATCAAAAGCTCTAATCAGATTATATGAACTATAACCATTACCATAATGTCCAATATGATTAAAGTTTTTAATTAATACTATTTTCTTAGATTTATCATAAATATTAGCAACTAATTCGTTTTTATAAAATAATTTATTATCTTCATAAAGATAAGAAGTAGATTTACAATTATCTAATTGATGAGCAAATTCATGAAATACTTCAGCAGTAGATAATCTTTTAATTTTTTGTATTTTTGTTTTCATTTATAATTAATATTTTATAAAAATTTATAACTATTTTATTTATTACAATATTCAATGGAGTACCATCAAAATAAGGTTCACCTTTTTTACTATAATGTTTTATAGTAAGAGGTTTTAAAATTTTATGTAATTTATTACTATCTATCATATTATAAAAATTAAAATAAAGTTAATTGATTTTCATCTAGAGATTTTTTAGTTATTTTATTAGATTTCTTTGTATTAATGTATTTAAAATTTAATTGTAATTCTTCTATTTCTTTCTTAACAGCATCATCAAAATAAGTTATATTTTTAGCAAATCTAGAAATAAACTCATCTGTTAATAAATCTGGTTTATTTTTAGTACAAAAAGATATAGCTTCACAATCAGCTGGACAATTATCTCCACGAATATTCCATAAATCTTTTATATAACTCATTAATATACCTATATCATTTAATTCATATATGTCTATTTCTTTATATAGTTTATTACATGAATTTGGATTAATATTTTTATAGATACAACCTAAAAAACTTATATACATAATAGAATATATTAAAAGAGTGGGCTATTGACCCACTCTAATTTATTTATATTTTTTAATAATTATTCCATGCGTAGGATTATGTAATTTAGTCATTAAACAATTCCAAGATGATAATGCATCTTCATGTTTAATTACTCCACCATTACTTGGATTATTAAAACTAGCTAGTGTATCTCTACAAGCAAAACATTTATAAGCAGTTATAAATTTACCAAATTTTCTAGCTCTTTCTTTATCAGCTAAACTTAAAACATTAGTTGTATCTGTTATACTAAGATATGGTATATAATGTTTAACAAATTCATTTTTAGCATTTGTATCACCACAAGCTAATATATCTCTAGGATGAACACCATATTCTTCAACAAAATTTAAAACATCTTGTTTATTTTTCTTAGTATATTCCCAATCATCATTTATATTATCAGCTAATGTTTTATCAATTGGTATAAAAATATAATCAAATTCTTTATAATTTGCTATTATTGATTTAGCTTGTTCATTAGATTTTATATTAGGTATAGTGTCAACTAAGCAATTACCTTTATAAAATCGTAATACTAGTAATTCTCCATTTTTATCATAGGATAAATCATTAATTAACACTTCATCATTTAAAATTACGGCATTATTTAAATCTAACATATATACGTTATTTATCATTAAAGATTCTTTTAACTAAATTACAACCTTCTTCAAAGCCGTATAATGCTACATAATCACTAATATCTTTACTATGATAATTAATTGTATTAAATCTACCATTAGTTAAAAATTTAGGAATAAAACTAAACTTTTTTCTATGGTAATTAGCACAAGTAACACCTTGTGTATCAAAATCAGTAAATATGTAGATGTGATCATACAATGTATTTAAAGCATCTACTTCACATTGAGATAATTTAACAGTTTCTGTACCTAACGGTAGAACAGTAAAATTATTACCAAATTCAAAAGGATTACTACTTATTATCTTTTTTAATAATATTGTATCTTTTCTAGATTTAATTAATATGAGATTTTTAGTTTTACCTAAATCCCATAAACAACTAATATGTTTAACATTATTAGTAATAAATTTAGGATATTTACCTTTTTTTATTCTTTCTGGAAAATATAATTCCCATAATAAAGTATTATCCTTTTTACCTAATAAATAAGCATAACATTTATCATTACAAATATAATAATTTTCATCTAACCAAAATGAACTAATTGGATAAACATAATTAGAATTTAAATCATTTATAGTTAATGACCATTTATTCCATAATCGTTTATCATATTTATTCCAATCCCTAATTTTAATTTTAATTATACGTAATTCATTTTCATTATAATTAAGTAATTTACTATAACTATTAATTAAGTAATCATCTTTTATTTTATTTAATTTTAAATTATCAATTATTATTCTACATATTTTTATAAAGTCTTTATTAACTTTACTATTTAATCCATGTAAAATACCAATTATATAAAATATATCACCTCTATAAAAAGTATTGGCAAAATCATACATATATAATTTACCTTTATAATAATTAAATCCTAAGCTAGGACTTATATCATTACGTAGAGGATTACATATACGATTTTGTTTTCTCTTTAAGCAATATTGTATATCACTTTCACTTATATTTAAATAATATGCAAATATTTGTTCTTGATTTATATAATTAATTATATAATCTTTTAATTTATTATCTAATATAAATTGCATAATATAAATATAAAATAAAAAAGGAAGTATCACTACTTCCTTTTATTAATAATACAATAATTTAATTATAATCCCATTGCTGCTCGAACATCATCAGGAAAATCATTTCCTGGAGTAGGTACAGCAACATTACTTGGTTTATTACCTCCTATTATAACTGATTCGCTAGCATTAAAAGAGATAGATGCTTTTACATCTTTTCTATGTAATTCTATAAAACCAGTTCCTACAAACGTTGGAAAACATAAGCGATTATGTGTTTTATAGGCACTAACTAATTTAATCCAACATAAAACAGGTTTATCATCAACAACATATATTGCTTTATTATCCTTACCTTCATTGAAAGCTTTAGCAATAGCTTTAAAATAAGTAGTATATAATTTAACCATACTTTCAGCAGTTTTATTACTAGCTGCATAGCCAGCAAATAACTTTTTACCTGCTGCTTCAACGTCTTTATCTAATGTTTTATAATTAGATAATGATATAAAACAATCATGTATGTGTTTTATTCTATCCCACTGTTGTCCATATAATGAATCTAGTATTTTAGTTTCAATATTTCCACCACCATTGGCTTCACTTTGAAGATTAGGTATAACAGTTTCAATATGATCATAATATCTAGGTTTATCTAGATTACTATTTTTATGTTGTTCAAAATGAAAAATTAATCTAGGAAGTGTTAAACCTGCAAATTCCGAAGAGCTTACTTCACCTTTAGCATTAATTTTACCAATTTCAAGTTCAATAACTTCAACACCTGTTAAATAACCTCTACATAAATTACCATGTTTTTCTTCAGGTTGAAATTTTAATTTACTAGTTACTTCTTTATTTACATTAAATTCAGCCATATTATATATTTTTAATTTAACTTATAAGTTATTAGATAAAAATAGAGGTATACGTTAACATATACCTCTATTACAAATTTAAATTAATTGTTATGCTACTTCTTTAGGATCATGTTTTTTAGAAATAACGTTAGTTAATCTATAAACAGGTTGAGAAATACCATCAGCAACTTCAAATTCAGTTTCTCCATTTTCTCCAATTACTTGTTCTACTTCAAAAAACATTTTCTTTAAAGCAATATAAGTAGTAGTGCTAACTTCTTTTTGTCCAGTAACATTACCATCTTCATCTTTTACATCAACAATTTTACTTCCTTCACGAAGTTCAGCAAGACCTAATTTTACTAAGTCCGTTGGTTTAGCTTCAGTAACACCTTGTTTACCAATAAGCATAGCAGACCAAACTTTAGAATAAGAAAATGAACTATTCTTACCTAATTTTGCTCCACAAATTTCATTACCAACTTTAAACCCAGGAGTAATAAAAAATCTATTATTAACATCATCTGTATTTTGGTCAATCAATACAACTTTACTTCCTTCAACTAATGACATCATAGCCATAGCTTTACTATCTAAAGTAAACTTATCTTTTGTTGTATCAACACTAAATGTAGGATTAGCAAAACCTGATACTTTACTACCTGATTTTACTACGCTATTCTTAAATGAGAAAGCACTGTCGAATTTACTTTTTTGTTCCATTTTTCTATTACAATTTAGTTATAAAATTAATTAATTAATTATAATCTATTACTTTTATTTTTATTAATATTAATATTATTACTTACCTATTACTATTATATATTATAATATAATTATTATTTCATGTAATTATAATATTAAATTAATACAAAATATCAATAACTTATTATTCACTATCGGGTGATGTTATTTTATCAGTTACATCTTCTGCCGTACTATCAATTATATCAACGTTAGTTTTTGTAAAATCACTAACTTCTTCAGTTGAATAAATACCATTTAGTTTATCATCACAAACAAATCTTCCACCTTGACTAATTACTCTATTACGAAGCATTAATCTAGTCATATTATTCCAATTTAATTTACCCTCTACAAATAAAGGTTTTCCTGAAGCATCTACTTCTGTACTATGATAACCTTTATACCAGCCAGCATCGGTACATTCTTGTAAAGTTAATTTAAGTGTATAATCTATATTTTTACTTTCTCTCTTGAAGTTTATTTCAGTATATCTATCTGCAACAAAACGAGTTACAACTTTCTTACCATCAGCTACTGCTTTTTTTATCTCATCCACAGTAGTTACACCATTAATATAAAGAAACATTAACTTATCATCAAAATTTTCATATAATGTACCTTGTTTTGGTACACTTTCTTTATATTTATAAATTGGTTCAAAGTCTTGTAAAATTGTAACTTTTACATTATTATCTAATAATACTTTATTAATGATATGTGTACCTATATGATAAGTATCCCCATTTTGAGTAGCTATTACAGATATTTGTTGTATAGCACTAACTGGGTCTAAACCTAATTCTTTACCTTTTAATACACTAAAATAAGATTTTGCGTTTAATTTTTTACCTAATACTATAGCAGCCATAGGTTGTAAACCTATTTCTTTACCTAATAATATACAAGCTATAATATCAGCTTTATTAACTTCAGTACGAATTAACATACCATTTTCATCTTTTATTTGTGTTTCAAATTGAGTAGAAAATGTTTTAGAATTAGCTATATATTCAGCTATTTTCTCTGCTTCATTTAATTTATCAATAAAAAAATCATTATATTTATTATCATTTTTCGATAATTGATAATCATTTTTCTTAATGATACTTGTATTTTCTTGTTCGGTTGTCATAAATTAATTACATTACAAATGTACATAATATTTTTCATAATTGCAAAGAAAAGTTAATAAATTTTTATAATTAATCAATATCATTAATATCATTTATCCAAATTACATTATTACTTTCTTCATTTTGTCGTAATTTTAATTTAGTTAAATCTCTACTAATTACAAGTTTGTTATCTAAATTATAAAAATTATCAAAATAAATATTAATAATTTTAGTTACTTTATTTGGATTATAAATATCAACTCTTTTGCCTCTAGCATTTCGTTGAGCATATCGCATAGGATTAGTATCCCCAGCTGTAGTAATTACCATTTCAATATTAGGTATATTTAATGCTTCATCTAATGCTCTCACTGTACTTAAAAATTTATAAAATCCATTTTCTATACCACTTATTGCCATTTTAAGTAATGTACCTTTACCAAATTTTTTAGGTTTACCATCCTTAGTAGTTATAGTATTACCATTTTCATCACATAAATATCTACTTTCTATGTTACTGTGATAACAAATAGCTACATGGTTTTCAGCAGCATTTAAATAATCAGAAATACTACTAGCAAATTCTGTACTTTCATTAAAACATATAGTAGTACATTTAAATTTATTATAAATATCTAATACAGTTTTTAATTTTAAAGGATGATTGATTAATATATCATTCCTTCTTTTAACTAAATCATTAAACATTCTAGCACGTTGTTCAATAATATTGGGATTCCAATTATCTTCTAACATGAGATTATAATCATTTGTTAATTCTAATGAAGGATTCCAACCTTTCTTTTCAGCTAATGTATTACGAATTAATGTAGCAGATATATAATTATTTGGTATTTTTTTACCTGCAAAACAAGAAGTTAATATATCATAATCATTTTTAAAAACAGATTTAGATTTTTGATTAAATAAATCACAACTTCCTTTAAACATACTTAATATTTCACCAATAGGTATAGAATACTGTTCGTATCTAAGTTTATCTTTATCCGGTAAAGTAAGAGCTAAATTATATTCTACAAAATTACTAATCCATTTATTACTTAATGCCTCAGTTTCACTTATTTCATCAATTATAGGAAAATACATTTCTATATCTTTAGTTATTCTACTACCCGTAAGTCCTAAATTCCAACGATATTTAATATATTCACCTCTAATTATCTTTAATCTTTCATCACTAGTAAATTTATGAATTTCATCAATAATTAATAAATCAGTATGTATAAAATATTTATTAATAACTATTGTATTTGCGGTTAGTACATTTACTTCATTACTTAAATTAAATTCAGTTAAATAATTTAGCCAATTAGTTCTAGCATAATCATTTGGTACAACTATATGTATATTTACACCATTTTTATGTTTATCTAATAATCTTTTAATGATTTGAATACCCACATAAGTTTTACCAAAACCCATCATATACTTTAAAGTACCTTTACCAAACTTACCCCATAATTCTATACCTTGTTGTTGTCTAGCAAGTCGTTTTTCATCTATTTGAAATAACATATATTCTTTTTCTCCTATTGGGTATCATAATACCCCTATTTAATTAATATATATGCTAATGTTCCACCAACAATAGCACCAAATATACTATGCTTAAGCCAACTAGATTTATCTTTATTAACTTGATATATACGTAAATTATTAATTTTAGTATATGGATTCTTATCAGTTAATATAGCAATTGTTTTTCCTTTTTCTTTACCAATTACTATACTAAAATCATTTTTAATATCCATATTAATTTTACAAGTATCATAACTTTGTATTACTTTTCCTGTAATCCAACCATCAAATTTATCATCTAATTTAGTTGTATAAGTTGGAGTATCACAAGTAAATACTACATCATTTATATCATTAACAAATATGGTATCTATATGTGTAGTTGTTGTAGCAACAGTTACACTACTACCGTTACTTAATTTATTTTTATAATATTTAACTTGATCTTGTAAAGTTTTAATAACTTTATCATTAGTTTTAAGTTTAATAAAAGCATTAACGTTTTCTGTGGTAATAACTTCTATTTTGCTTTCCAATTCACCTTTGCTATTTAATGTCGTTTTTAATGTATCTTGCACACTGACATATAAGGTATTTAAATTATTAGCTTTTTTATTAGATTTATGATTACAATAACTTAAGCAACATATTGCACAAATTAATATTACAATAGCGATATATGCTTCATTTCGATTTCTTATTATTTTATTTATATCCATATTTATTATTTTATTTTATGTATTATTACGTATTTCATTAATTTGTTCAGAAGTTAAGTTTTTAATTACATACTCAACTAAATGTTTTACTTCATTTAACGTATTCTATAATATTTCCATATACCTTAAAATCATTTGCATCCATATTTTTTATTTATATATTATTATATGTTTTAAAACTGATGTTTAATATAAGTTAACTCATCTACACTAACACCATTATTTTCACAAAGAGTATCAATTAATCGTTGTAAAGCATTACGTAGATTATATATATCATTTTTAGAATTATTTAACTTATCTTCCAATGTAGAAATTTTTGCACGCAAATTACGATTTTCATTCTCTAAGTTAAATACTTTATAATTATCAGCTTTACCTTCTAATTTACTTAATATTTCATAACTGTTCATAATTAATCAAATAAAGTTCCACTTATTCCACTTTTACTTTTAGTTCCTTTAATATCACTAGTATTTTGTAAATAAATTTTATTAATAATATCCATAACTCTACTTTTATAATAACTATATTTTATATCATATTTACTAAAATCATCATATTCTATAAAATCGTTTAATAAAGTAACATTATGTTTAGCTAATATAGAAATTCTTTTATTTGAATCTTTATATTTTTTAATTACTACTCCTCCACTTCTACTTACATAATATCTTATTGTTTTTTGTAATATATCTATATGTAATTTACCATTTTTTATAGTATGATATTCATTTATAAAAACATTTCCTGTTTTTTGACTTAAACAAAAATCATAAATATCTTTACTATCATATAATGTATCATCAATAGATATACCTTTTAGAAAATAATTATGTAAACATTTAGCAATAATTGGTGTAGGATAACCTTTATCTAATTGTACATCATCAATAAAATCACCTTTAGTTTTAGAATTCTTTTTAATATATTTATCTAAATCTTCATCACTTAATTCTCTATCTTCGTCTAAATCTTCATCTGTAAAAAATGATGTAGCTATAATATCTCCTGTATTTTTTAACGCAAGATAATCATTAACTGTAGTACGGATATATTTAATATAATCTGTAAATTCTAATTCTAATTTACTCCAATTACACCAATTTTTACATACTCTTTCATAATCATTTAATTGATCTTTATATATTTTACATACTATACCATCAGTATTAGCACTAACTACTTGTACATTTATTTCAGATAACATTTCAATTAACTTTAATAGATATAATTGACCATTAATAGTAACTTCGTACATAGCTTTTAAATCAAAAAGCCATCCAAATTCAAATCCCATTTTCATTATAGCATTAGTACATAATTAAAGAATGACAAGTTCTTTACTAATACCCTTACTATTTCTAGTAAGATTAGACTATATCTTTTCCAAAGTTTTCTTTAATTGTTCCATCAGCATTATACTTAGAAACAAATATATTATCAAATTCTTCATTAACTTTTTTAAGTTTTTCCTTTTTAATAATAGGTTTAATATTAATACCTTCTTTATACTTAAAGGATGTACCATTTTTAGTTTCTACTAATTCAATATCTTTTTCATATTTAAAAATAGAATCTTTATAATAACCTTTACTTCCATTACAACATCCATGAATACCAGGTTGTAAATATTTACCATTTGATGTATGCACTACATCCCAAACTGTATCATATATAGCAACTAATATAATACTTAAATTAAATTGATAAATTCTATTATACCCAATAGATTCTATTCTTGCTGCAATAGTTTCAGCTGATTGTTTAGTACCTAATTTACGTTGACGCATCTTCTCTTTTGTTTCATCTGAAAATAACTTACCTATATTAGCTGGAATATGACCTTTCTGAAAACTTCCACTATTACTTAAAGTATTTCCTGTATGTCTACCTTCTTCCCATGCTAATTTAATTGCAGCATTCCTTTTTTTAAGAGTTTCTTCATCTATTTTATAACCTTCTTTATATTTGGTTGGCATATTAGCTTTATGTTCTTCTGATTTAGGTACACCAGTTAAAGATTTAGATAATCTATCTTTGGTTTCCTGTGACATTACATAAGTTGTACCATTATCTTCTCTAGTGTTATAACCTGTTTCTCTATTACAAGCTTTTAATTCAGCCATCCACTTATATTCTAATTCGTTTAATTTAGTTCTATCATCAGTTCTTTCAAGAATTTCTACTTCAAAGTTTTCTTTTCCATACTTTTTAATAGCATTATAAAGATGACTATTCTTAACATCTTTATCTGATAATAATTGATGAGTATGAATACGATACTCAATATCAATACTTTGTCCTACGTAAACTTTACTATTTACTAAATTTCGGATACAATAAATACCCATAATAATTTCTCTTTCTTCCATAACATTTTATCTTTAAATATTTATACAAAGGTACAAAATAAAACCACAATTAACAAATATTTAAAGCAATTTAATGCAATTTAGAATAATTCTTTGGAATTAGGCATTTCGAGGTATATTTGTCATTAATACCTCTACTTCCTTTCGGAATAGTCGTTGAACCTTCATCTTCATTAAGATGTTTGGCTGCGGATTGTCCAATTATAACACTTATTACTCTTACAATAATTAGTTGTAACCCTATTACTATTACTAATAATAGTTAGTATGTTATACTCTAAGGAGATTCCCGCAATTAACCTATTTTTTATTTGGCAAAATGTTCACCAAAAAGACCACTATTCAAAACTATTTTAAGAGCTTCAGCTTTAGCTTTTAAACCAGCGTGTTTAGCTTCAACTCTTTCTTTTATTTCTACTTCTACTATATGTAAGAATACAGCTTTATCTAAATGAGCAGGACTAATTCGTAATTTAGCTATAATTGATGGGTAATAGGAAGTTACATCAGCATCTCTATACATTATATCAGTAGTTGATTCTAATATTCCAGGTCTATCTTGTGTATGTAAACCACCAGTAGCAAAAGTATAAACATTATTATCAAATATTAATTTTTCTTCAAATTTATTTACCCAACCTTCTTTATCATGTTTATCTTTACTACCTATAACTAATACTGTTTTTTTTAACTTATCTAAAAAACTAACAAGTTTATCATTATTAAAAGAAATAGCAGGATTAATTATTTCTTGAAATTTAACTAATCTTCTAATAGTACGTAATTGTTTAAATTGAACTGGTTTTAATCCTGTTTCATCAGCATAAAATTTAACCATTAATCTATCTGCAATATTACTTCTATTAGAATTTATTAAATTAAGTCCATATATTTGACCTATTTTAATTCTAGTATCTATTTCTTCTAACTTTTTCCAATATAGTCTATGAGTAATTAAAATATCATTTATGTTATAATCTATAATTTCAGCAATTTTATCTTTTTTAATTACTTCATGTGGAGCTATAGGTAAATCTTGTATTCTATACCATTTAAGGTTAATAGCTACTTGTTTTAATGATTTACGTGCAATTTTTTCAAATAACATAGCAATTAAATCACTACTTTTATAAGGTTGAGTATAATGTTTAAATATCTCATTATTCCATCTAGTTATACCATCAACTTCAATAATATTAGAACTTAAATTATGTAAAGCTGTATTAATATATTTAGGGGATTGTTGATTAGTAAATTTTGATATACTTAAATAATCTAACATTAAATCATCATAATTTCTATTATTATATCCAACTAAAATTACACATTCATCTTTTATAAATTTACATAATTCTTCTGTTTGATTTATTTCATAATCATCACAATTACAGATTATAAAAGTTTTAATATTTAATTCTTTTATAATATTTTGTTTTAAATCTATATCTTTTTTCCAATCTGCTTTACAATAATTATCTATTGATTCAAGTTTAGTTTTAATTTCTATAAAACTAGCACAAAAGAAATTAGGATAACATTCTATGTCATATATATAACCACCCATATTAATAATTTAACGTATGTTCTTCATTATAATATTGATATATTTTACCAATAAGTTTAAAAGTATTAATATATTCATTTTCTTTATTTTTATTATATATCATATAACTTGGATGATAAATCATCATAAATAAAGTGTTACCTAATCTAAAAGGTTTATTACGAATACTAGAAAAAGAATAATTAGGATTAAAAAATGTACTTATTGCAACATTACCTAGAAATATAACAATTTTAGGTTTAATTGTAATAAATTCATTGTATAAATGTTTCCTACAAGTAAACATTTCATAAATATTAGGAAGTCTATTTGAAGGAGGTCTACATTTAATTGCATTAGTAATATATATTTCCTTTCTATTAAAATTACATAAATCTAAATATTTTTGTAATTCTTTACCTGCTGCTCCACAAAAAGGTATTCCATTTTTATCTTCATGGTAACCTGGAGCTTCACCGATAAACATAATAGAAGAATTAATATTACCAAATCCATTTACTATTCTTTTTCTAGTACTACATAAATCACAATTAAAACATTTATTTATTTTCATAATAAAGGTTTAGCAATTTCTATTAAATCTTTAAAATTATTATAAAAAGTATCTCGTAATATTTTTGTTCTAAATGCTAATATAGTATTAATAGCATGATAAACCTGAGGTGTAATTCTATTTTCATAAATAACTAAACAATAATTATTATTACCATTAATAAATCCTTTATTATCTCCATTATATCTATTTCTTAATTGTAATAATTGAGCTAATGCTAATACAGCCCCAGCTAATTCTTTAGTTGGAAATATATTTTTATTATCAGTGTTTGTTATCATATCTGTACATTCCTGTATATCTGAATAATCTCCAATAAAATATCCATCAACTGTTTTTAATTCTTCCCAAGTTTTAGGTAAACCCAAAATCGGTTTAAATGATATTTTTTCAAAAGTAGAATTTTCTTTATCTATTTCATAACCTTCAGGAGGTGTAATAAGTAATTCTTTATTTTTCATATTTTTCATATTTTTAATTGTTTATATATATTAGTTATATTAAAATTTAACTATTTTATAATAATAAAAACTTGCAAATAAATCACTAAACATTAGACAATGAACATCGTTACCATATATTTTACAATACTGACTATTTAATTTGATATAATATCGTTCAGGATCATTAGGTATTTCACAACTATTCTTAACCTTATAATTGGTTATATAAAATATATCACCAAACACTAAATCGTTTTTATCACATTTTACTAATTTAACATTAACTGTATTGCACAGAATAGGTGTGTTACATACTATGTAATTAGTTATACCACTTGTTAAAATTTGTTGATTATTTTTAAATTTAATACCTAATCTTAATTTATAATTAGTTAATTCAGTTATAATAGAATTTGTTACAAATAAACCAGATTCTTTCTTTTTAAGTTTAACTATATTATTCACTTCATCTAATGAATCTATTTCATACCCATGAGGTACAGTTAATTTAATTTCTTTCATAATTTTTATTAATTTAATTAAGTTAATATTTAATTTATAATAGTATTATTGCTTTTTTACTTGCTCTACTTAAAGCTACATAAGTTAATTTATTTCTAAATTCTATCGCATAAGGATTATTAGTATTATTACTTATAGGTATAAGTTTATTATTTCTTTCGTAATGTATAATATTTCTTAAATTAATAAATATATTATTATATGTACTACCTTGACTTTTATGAGTAGTTAAACCATATCCATAATCTAAATCTTTTGTAACTTTACCTCTAACTTTAACATCACCTTTATTAAATAAATTAAAATCAATTAAACTTAAATACCTATTTTTAAAATCATAATATTCTCTCCATTTTTTACTTTTTTCATGAGCTACTCCATAAATAGCATTAAAATGAAGATTATTTAAATAATTATAATAAATACTAAATGTTTTATCAGTATGGTCAACTATATTTATAATAGATGTAGATAATGAACCTAATGATTTTAATACAACATAATAAACTTTAAAACCATAATCACTTTTACGAATTTCTAAATCATCTACTATATAATCATCACTATTTACAATAATTGGATTGAAATAATCATCAACAATTGTAGTATATCCAGTAAATAAATCATCTTTACTTACAATTTCATCTGGATTATTTAGTAAATCATCTCTAATATATTTATTCCATTTTTTAATATCAGCATTAGTCCATGATGTAAATCTAACAAAGTCTACATTTTTTTCAAATTCTTTATCATTAAAAATATCATGTATTCTTGCTTTAAATTCATTTTCATTTACTACTTCGTAACCTACATTATTTACTATATCAACTTTATTATCTTTTAAATAATTTAAAAATAAATTACTTGCACACTTAACATCATTTCTAACAATAGTTAATAATTTAATTAAAGGATTATTTTCTTCTTGTCTAACAATTTCTGTTAATTCATATCCTTCATTATTAGTAAAACATTTACTAATTCTTTCTTTTACTGGTGGTAATTGAAATTTATCACCAATAAATATTATTTTTACACTAAATTGATTAGCACGCATTAAATTTAAATCATATAAATGTGCATTAATCATACTACTTTCATCAATTATTATTAAATAATAATTCTTAATTTGAGGTTCACCTAATAAATCAAATTTAACATTGTCTATGTTAAATGTATCTAAATTAACATTTGGTCGTAAGCCATGTAAACTTTGTAAAGTTCTGCCTTTTCTACCAGTCATTCCTTCTATAACTCGCACAGCTTTATGTGTAGGTGCAGTTACACATATACTATGCTTAGCTATATTATCTAAAAAATATCGTACTATAAATGTTTTACCTGTTCCTGCTGCACCTGATAAAGTAAATACTTTTTTCGTAGGATTAGAATAAAATTCTTCCATTTTATTAAGAGCTTCAATTTGTCCTACATTAAATCCTTGTCCTATATATCTAGCATTTTTGAAATCCATTTAATTGTTTTTTAATAGTAAGTACTTTATTATATACTAATTTTTTACTTAATTTTAATTGTGGTTTAACTGTACAAAAATAATCATAAATTTGTTCACTTGTACAACCATTGATAATTAAACGTTCACAATCTCTATCAACTAATTGTAATTTTTTGATATATTCGTTTATATAAAGATGTCTTACCTTTTCAGTATTTAATATACTAGTTATAATATTTATAGATAAATCATATTTACTAGATAAAGAAGAATAAGTAGAACCTCTTAAATAATCATTGTATATAGATTCTTTTAAATCACTATTATATTTAGTATTTTTTCTAGACATATTATTTTATATATAACCAATAATCAAAATTTCTTCGCTGTAAGAGTTTTGGGTGTGTTTTCCCATCAATTTTATTCCATTTGAGTAATTCATTCTTAATTTTTAAAGTGTCGTTTGAATTAGCTAATAAAACGGAATAAAGAGATGAATTTATAAGTTTAGATGTTCCATAATTAAATATAAAATCTGATATAGCTAATAATTTATTACCGGTTAAATGAGTTACTCGAAATGCTTCATTTAAAGCTATATCAACATCTTCATATAATATTTCTCTTGCTAAAATAGAATCAATTTTATTAAGTGATTCATTTGTTTTTATTTGATGTCCATAACCAATATAAAAATAATTATTATATTTATAAGGTATACACATCAATCCTTCATATTTAGCAATAGTATCACACAATGTAATAAAATCATCGGTAGTTATACCATATTTATAATAATTTATATAAGTAGGTATATTTACCTTTTCTATTTTACGTTTAGATTCTATAAATATTATTGTATAAAAACATATAATTAATGTTACACTACAAGCTAAAAAATATTTTAAAGATTTATTCATAGTTACATAGTTTAAAAGTTGTTGTTTCAATCAACATAGATTTAGGTAATTTACCAGCATTTACTTTATTAATTAATGTTTGTTTAGCAAGTGCAATTGATTTATTAGATAAATCATCTTGTAAAATATTAATTAATTGTTCTTCTTTTGAACATTCTCTAACTTTTTTATATTTTACTCCAACAATTCTACCATCTTTTGCATATCTAACTCCTTTATCATTTTTAGGTAAATTTTTAAGATATATTTCTTCAAATCTAGCACCTAATCGTAATTCACCATTTTTATCTATCCAATTATGGTCATATTGAACAATAGCTATATTAGGAACATAATTAATTTTATTACCTTTTCTTACCTTACTATTGTTAGTAGTTTTACTATTTATTATTCTTTGTTGCATTTTTAAGTTTTTAGGTTTATTAATATCTTTTTCTAAATTTTTTATTATAGTTTTTAATATGGTTATACGTTTAATATAACCTTTTTTATTATATGGATACCAATTACCAGATTTATATGAAGTTGGTCTAAAGTTTTGTAATTCTTTAAATATTTTAATTTTATATAAAAATAAATCACGATAAGCATCTATATCAAGATATTCATAATCAATAAGACATATAATGTGAAAAACATAACAAAATCCTACACCAAAATTGCTATCTTTATATCTATCTAAAAAATTAGAAAGAACTTTTTTATAAATATCTAATTTTATCTTTTCTGTTATTCTTTTTTTTTTCATATAGGGTAAGTTTCATTAATTGAACAATAGTGATATTTAGTTTCTCCTGTTTCAGAATCTATATATTCTATTTGTATTTCTCCACTATAAATATAAGTAATACAACCACAATGTTTAGCACCATCAATATAAAATTTAACCCAATCTCCCTCTTTTGCTGTTTTAATATGAAAATTATATTTATATTCCATAAATATGAAATATAAAGCAAATAGAATTAAGATTATAACTAGTACTAGAAGTATTTTTGCTATCATGTTAAAAAGGATTAGTTAAATAGTTAAAACTTTTAAGTATTACAAATTTAGTCATATTTAATAATGACTCACTTGTATATAATTCATCAATAAATATAATAGATTTTTTATTATTTTTATCTATACTTCTTATTGAATATATTATATAAAAATCATTATCAAATATACTATGTATATTATTTTCATTTAAGAATTGTAGAAGTATTGAAGATTGATATTCAAAATCTAATGTAAGATAAGTTTTTAAATCTAATGTAAATTTTTTAGATTTATACCAATCACAAAATCTAATAAGTGTAGATTTATATTTAGTTAATTCAATAGATATAGATTTCATATGATACCCAGTAGGAGAAAAAGAAGATGCACACTATAGAGTTGTTTTAAATCTACTACTACCATTTTCAGTAACTAAATCACCATATACTCGACTACCCTCTTTATATTTACTCCAATATTTCATAATAACTGTACGATGAAATTTATCATTATCTAACTTATTAAGAATCTTATTTAACTTTTTAGGTGTCCATTCACAATAATTAGTATTTTCTGGAGTGCTATATACTATTCCAATATTTTCTATTGAAATACTATCAGCACTTAATTCATATAAAGAATTATCATGTAATTCTGCATAGAATTTACCATCTTCATAATGAATTCTAGCAACCCTATGCTCACTTTTAGTATTTGGTTTTACAATGTTTGTTTTGAAATCCATGTTATCTATCTAATAAGTTATTAACTTCATTAATTGTATCATAATTTATAATATATTCAAATCTAACATCTTTTAAAATATCATCAGTTAGTTTATTAATTATACACCAACCTGAATTATTTACAAATTCTATTATATTCTCAACATATAAATCATTGTATGCTTTTTTATGATTAAGTGGTATTAATATTATACCAACTTCTGCAGGATAAGGTACTGTTATATTAGTATCTCCATCTCGTCTAAAATAAATTCTTTTCATATTTACTCCTTTTTTAATTATATAGGGAGTAAATAAATACTCCCTTATTCTATTAATAATATATTACTATTCAATATTTGTACTGCATCTATATAAGATAGATGTTCATGTTTTACAAGATGATTAATTACATCTAATTGTTCTCTTGGGATTGTAATTTGTTTTTTCATATTGAATATGTTTAGTTGTTAGTAGTTTATTTAATTATAACTATTTATAATTTTAAGTTTTTAATATTTATGATTTATAAGTTCTTGAAAGTATTGTATTAACTCTTTTTCAAAATTAATTTTAAACTCCTTTGCAAGATTTAAACTATTTAATATAAACGGAGAATCTAGTATATTAGAGTGTTGGTATATATGTATTGTTTTATTATTTAAACTATAACCTAAAGAAAACATGATAGGTTTTTTAAAATTATCATAATTTACTTTTCTTGTGTCATTATAGTAATTTCTTAAACTCATTAATTGTTCATATAAAGATAAATTATAAAAATCATGGTACATACGATATACAGTAGTATGATACATAAGATTAATATATTCATTAAATGTTTTAGGTAGTTCAGGTTTAATATCTTTATAAACTATTGTAGAGTTCTCAATATCAATATATTTTCCTTGTGGTGCTGTAATTGTTGTTTGTTTTTCCATAGAGTTATTATTTTATAAATACTATCTTTCCAATCTTTGCTTCAATAAAACAAGTCGTTGCAATCTCTTTTGCTGTTTTCATTTGTCTTTCTTCCATATCTTGTCGAATGTAGGGTCTAAACTATCGAGGTATACCTTATCCCAAAAAAGTAATGTCAAAATCATTAACATACATAATATAGGAAAGAGAATAATTGTTCCAATTAACTTTAGTATTAAATTTAATAATGGTTTCATATTAATGTATTATTTGTTTTTATTTAAATAAGTATTTAATTTTCATGTACATTGTTTCATCATTACAATAATAATAAATTTATCTTCAAACAGTACGGTTATACGTTAGTTAGGCGTAATTGAAGAATGGACAATTTGTTTCTTCTTCTAATTCGTTACCACCTCCACAAGCATCAAAACAACCTCTATCACACCAACATTCAGTATATGGCTGGTCAAATGTAGGTTGTTTAATCATAAGATATTTACAATTATCACAACTACGCCTAACATCAGCTATATTTAAGCTGGGCGTTTGTGCATTTTGTAAGTTCATTTCTTCGTTCATAATTCACTGTATTTTGATAAGTTATTACTCTTAATCCCAGCTTAAATATAGCTGCGTAACGTTATGTGTGAATACTATTTTTGTGGTACTTCAAACCAATAGTCAATATTAATCAACTGTTCTACATTGTCATTTGCAGGTATATAAACTTCTTCAATACCATTATTTATTGTATCTATTTTCATAATACCTTTTTCAAGAGAATAATAGTGTATTATTGTATTCTTTATTCTAGGGTTAGCGAGAATGATTAATCCACGCCAACATTGCATCTATTTGCTCTTTGTTTAATATGAAAGTGTTGTTTTCTCCATCATCAATAGATATTTCAATATCACCATCTTTGTAATTGAAAAATGCTAATTCTTTTGTCTTACCTCTGAATAACAAATCACTCTCGCTAACACAGGCTATATGCAATGCCTGTTTAGTGTTATCATCTAAGTTCATTATGTCTTGTGTCATTTCTTCATTTATTAAAGTTAGTGCAATTTTTACGGCACTGCACATAGCCTCGACCCTTGTAAGTATAAATGATATTATGTTTTTGGATACTATCATAAACTAAATAGAATAAAGTTGTATCTGAACGATTTTTATTCAATTCGATATTTAAAGCTATCTCTTTTCTAATACCTTTAAAATTTAGTATTCCAATAGCAAATAATATTCCACATAAGAATATTGTTACAGATATAAAGATGTCTTGTTTTCTCATATGTATATATCATTTATTATGTAAAGACTTCCAAATAATAAAATTATTGTAAATAAATCAAATGTACTAGGATTTATTCCACAATATTTATTAAATGTAACATATACAATAATTAAAAGAATAGCAAATAGAATCAACTTTTTTAATAATTTAAGTACGTTTATCATAATTTATCTTTATTTAATTTATAATCCCAAATAATAACCTTATCTTCAAAAGGTAAGGTTATACGTTAGTTATAAGCAAGCTGCCTAAACGCATTAGTTATAATTTGAAAGCCTATCAAAGGCAGCCAACTTATAACAAGGCATATACCCAATTCGTGTAGTAGCTTTTAGTATAATTCTGTGCCAAATCGCCATAATTAAATATTTTCGCCATCACTTAATAATGCAAGTCTATAAATAATATATCGTTCTCATCATTGTATTTAACACAACTCCAAGCTGGATGATATTGTTCTAAACTTTCTTTTACTATTTCTCCGTGAACATCTTTAAATGTGTGTTCTCCTTCTTTTAGGTAAACTCCCCAGTTATGTTTTTCAAAATATACATCTTCAACCCTTTGAATTAATACTTTTGCACTATCTTTCAATTTATGTTTTTGTAAAAACTTTTTCAAATCGCCAACAGTTAAAAAATCAATATATCTGTTTTTAATTTCTTCTTTTGATATTTCTTTTATTGCCATCGCACAAATATTTAATTATTAGTTTATCTCTTTTAGTTAAGTTTAGTTTTCTCACTGGGCATATGCCCGAACCGTTAGCGTTCATTTGCCAACGCACGAGAAAGAGCATCGTATAAACTTCTCATTCCATAATTTAATGTTTGTGAATATTCAGTCAAACTTTCACTTTCTGCTGTTAATCCAGCGCATTTTTTACAAGCAGGAGTTAACCAATTTTTATCGCCTTGATACCTACAAGTAAAAGTTTTTTCGTTTGTGTGTTTATCAACCATTTTAACAGTTCCACCACCATAACATATATAATGGAATGAACTTGGCTTATTCAATGTTTCATTGTAAATTTTGTCTAATAATTCTTGTGTCATTTTATTTAAGTTTTGCACCGCCCATGCTCAAAAATGAAACGCTAACAAGCGGTATAGTTAATGTGCCTAATACATCATTAAATGAATCAGGATTAAGATTGGAATTACGTATACCTACTATATTTAAATTGTATGGACGTTTATCATTAGCAAATACCTTGTAATTCTTATCAGAATCCTTCCCTTATCAAATAATAAGGCTAAATTAAGCTTCTTTTGAAGGTTAATTTAGTTCATTTAATGTGTACTAGAATAGTGAATAAACTTTATTAATTACTTTATTAATTACTACCAGTAACATTAATTCTTTCTTTTATATCTTTACTCATAGACATTTCATTTATATTACAACTATTATGTATAATTGGAACTACTTTAAACATAAAAGTTGCTTCACCTTGTTGTTTTATAAAATTATAACATTCTTCTTCTGTTCCTTTAAAACATTCTTGTACTTCATCTGATGTATAGAATAGGTCTAATACTTGATGTGTTGCGTTCATAGTAGTTGAAATTAAATTGTTAATATTATTTGAAATTAGATTATTGATTTGTAGTGCAAAAACTATATTAATCATTATTCCAACATTGACATCTGTTATCTTTACATCCACAATATTTACAATAATTTCTTATAATTTCTAATCTTTCGTCATCAGATAGTGTTGCAAATAATTTTTTAATTTGATTTATCTTATCCTCATTTAATATATGAAGTTTGTCTAAAGTTTTCATAATTTTAATATTATTTATTATAAAATTAATTTGGTTAAGTTATTTTTTATATTAACTATAAAGTAAATATTTTATTAACTATAAAGTAAATATTTTATTTAAAATAGGAGTAATTAATAAAGTTTGATATATTATAATAATAGTAATATTAAATTGTTACTATTATTAACTCTATTAATTACTTTATTTAAATTGCTATATAAAGTTAAAATAAGATTATTATTTAAAATAATATAAGAAATTAGAATAATAGTATTATGTAAATTACTATATAATATTGGAGTAGTAGTATCTAAAATTAGATTATTAGTATTTAAAATATTATTTAAAATTAGAGTAATAATATTGGTTAAAGTAAGAATGAGAATATTTGATATGTTATATTAATATATTATTATTTTTAATATTACTAATATTTTTATTAAATACTCTTATATTACCACCTCCAATAATAACACTACAAATTAAGTATTCTATTTCTATACTCATCAATCAAATCTCTAATTTTTATATTATTTTCCGTTATTATTAATAGTTCTTTAGTAAACTTATCAAAACTATTATTATATTTTTTATCATTAATATATAATGTTCCATCAATAAGTTCATTAATTTTAATAATATGATTAGTATATTTAGCTAATGTAGTTATTCTAATAATTCTAGTATTATTATCATATGATAATTTAAGATCACCTAAAGTATTAAAAGCAACAGTTATAATACAATCATCTAGATTTTTAACAAGACTTAATCTATAATAGTCTATTAATCTAACTATTATAGTAGCTATGTCCAATTGTGTATATATTTTAAAGTTTAACATAGTTTTAAATATTAATAATTTTATTTTTATATTCATCAATAAGTTTTCTAACTATAATATTACCATCAACTATAGTTAATAGTTTATCACAAAATTCATTAAAACTATCATTATATTTTTTATCATTGATGTATAATACCCCATTTATTATTTTAGTTATTACCTTTATATCAATAATCTTCTCATCATATAAAGGATAATCATAGATATACATTTCACCGACAATATAATAATAAAATATAAATGATTTATTACCACTATAATTAGTAATAGTAATAGAATAACCAGTTACTGGTAATTTTTTACAATTTACTATATATCCATTATCTATAAGTCTTTTTAATATAACACTTAATGGTAATGGAGTTTTAATTTTAATTGTTTTCATAAATATTTAATTTATTTATCCAAAGTTTAACATCATTTGTAATATTAGATTCAATTAGTTTATATAAAGATTCATAATAGCTATTGTAATCATCATCAAGATTAAAGTTGGTAATAATACTATCAATAGCTAATATATTTCTACTAACTAAACAAAACTTAGTAGAAGTTTTATTATATTTTAATGTAACTGTTATAAGTTTAGCATTATGTCCTAGATTAGATACATTAGAATGTAATAACTCTAAATTATTATCTATATTATTTACCATTTAATATGTTTTAAATATATTATTATAAACCATATTCCAATTAATATAGAACCACTATATATAAGTAATGCAGTTTTAACATCATTTATAAACAATAGTCCTAATATTATATATGGAGCTATTATAGATAATAATATTATTTGTAATATTACTAGTATTATTTCATTTTTCATTAGAAGTAATTTAATAAATTTAACGCTTGTAGTCATTAGAAGTAAGTATATTAAGATAACTATAAAGACTTGCCAAAGAAATAAAAGAACTCCCCCGAAGTTCTTTTATATGTTATTTTACTGCTGATATAGCTTCAACTGCTGATACAGTTTCAACTGGTTCTGAATGATTACCAAATGCCTGTAATCTAGCAATTGCATACATTGAAGCACCAACAAGACTGTCGTTAAATACAGCATTTGGTTTAATCGTTAGGAAAGACTCAACATGATAACCGTCTTTACTACGAATTACAGTATCGCCAATTTCAGGTACTTTTTCAACAATACCTTTATCAGTTTTAACCTTACGAATACCATTATTCATACCTTTTACAGCTGAACAATATTCAGGAGTAGCTTTAAACTCACTACCTATTGTATTCCAAGTAGCATTACCACTGACTTCTCCATCAGTAATAGCACTAACACTTATATGAAGTAAATGGGGATTACGTGCAGCCTCATTAATACTCATAGTAAGATTACTTTGTTGCAAATCACCATTGAATTGCTTTGATGTGCGAATCAAAGTAGTACCATCATTTAAATCTAATGCTACTAATTCATCACCTTGATTGTTTTTTGGAAATCTAATTCCAATAATTGATTTTTTCATAAGAATAAAATTAAGATTAATAATCAGAAAATGTGAAAATGTAAAGTTGGTACGGGGGTACAACTTTGTCAAATTTTTGTAGGGGGTTGTGTACTAGGTGGTACAGATACAGGGTAACATATTATAGATACCCCATATTCATTAAAACCTCTATATCTAATATTACAATCTTCTTATCAATATACATTAATATCTTCTAATATATAACTATAACCATATCTATATTTAACATACAACTATATATTCAACATACACTTATATTTTAATCTATATTTTTATTAATATTCAATATAACATTACAATTATTATTAGCTTTACTAGTACAAATTCATGTGAGGACACGTGAAAAGGCTATGCTTCTTTTTCTCCTATCTGGGGTCATAACAAAACTAATATTTTTATTACAATTATTACTATTATCTAGAGTGCTATATATATACATAAAAGTAAACCAACAACTATTACAAAATCTATATATCTAAAATTATTTTATTTATTATTATTAAGTATTATAAGAATACTATAAGGATTACTAGGAAAATCTATATATTATTTACTAGTAGTTTTACTACTACATTTAGTATAATATATAGAAGATTTAGCACGTCAAATTCTATCTAGAAGTATTGCTACAAGTAGTTTATAAAAATTTTATAATATTTTTTATAAAATACTTGATTTTGTCATTTTTTTTTATTACCTTTGTGGTATTATTTTATTATTAGATAATAATATTATAATATAATATATAGTATATATATTTACCCTATTATTATTGGTAATGTTATTAGATAGGGTATATTATATACTATTTTTAAATATATTTTTTATAGAGTTCTTTATAATGTTCTTGATAGTTTTCATACTAGTAATTGTAGAGATCCATCTCGATAACCTTTTCCACAATTATTTACATTACTTCTTGAACAAATTAATACTAATAAATATAATTATAAACTAAATTAAAGTAAAATTATGGATGTAGAATACAAAAAATCAGAAGTTCTAGAAGGACTTAATCTAAGAATTTATCGTGATAATGCACTGATAGTTGGTATAGGTACTCAACCTATTATTAAATTAAGTGAAAATAAAATAGATGAAAACATGAATTTTACATGGTTTCTTTGTGGTTATGGTTGTAATTGTTTTACTATTGATAATCCTATTAAATTGGAAGATAATGTTATATTAACTGATTTTCCTAAATGGAGAATAGTTATAGAAGATAATAAAGAAACTATTAATCATTATAAAGATTTATTTGTTAATTTAAGTAAATTTGATAGAACTGAATTAAATAATAGAAATAAAGAATGTAATAGTGTAGTAATTAAAGAATATTTTTTAATTCCTAGTTATATGATTACTGCTACTCATACTGATTTTGATTTAAATAAATATAGTGAAAAGATTAAATCTAGTTTAAAATCAGTTATTAGTGAAAATGGATTAGTAATAGCTAAGATGTAATATGATTAGAGATTTTAGAATAAATACATTATTTAAAAATATAGTAAATAAACTATTAAATAATAAAAATTCTAATTATAAAGTTTGGCTAGAAAAATATGAGAAACTACCAAATAACTTAAAAGAGGATTTGGTAGTTTCTATTTATAAGTTTCAAGTAAAGAATATTAAACTAAATTGTGAACGTAAAGAAGAATCGTATTTACCTTTTCTTGGCACGTTTAAAATAAAGGAAACAAGAAATATTGCTTTAACGATAAAGTCCGGCTTAATTAAAGAAAAAGGTTATTCTAGTTGGCAAGATGTTCCTGAAATAGAAAAAGAATTAATCTTAAAAGAAATAGATGAAATTAAGAAGAAAAAACTAATTGATATTAATAGTAAACGAAGATTAATAAAGGAGGGTAACACAACAAAAGTATTATATTTATCTAACTTTAAATGTAAGAAAAAAGAATGATTGTTTAAAAGTTTTTACTAAATTACTTGCATATAGTAAAAAAATGTTGTATCTTTGTATCGTTAATTTAAATCTATAAGGATATGGAAACAATTATAAAAACTAAAAAAATAAGTAAAGATACTTTCAAAGCTATCGAAGAAGTTAAATTAAGTAAAGATAAAAAAGGTAAAACCAGTAATGGTTTTCGTTTCATTAAAACATTAACTCAAATTATACTATTATGATAAAATGGAAAATAAGAGGTTTATTTGAACGTGAAATTAAAGAAGATGTAATAATACATAATCTTGCTAATAAAGTACTAGATTCCAAATACTATAAAATAATTAAAGTATTTGGAATTGTTATTTATAGATATAATTATGAAATATCTAACGACAATAAAGATAAAACTATTAATGATACTTCAAATATTGGATTTATTAAATAATGTATAATGAGTTGTACTAGTTGTGGAAATAATGCAAAGAAATCTAAATCTCGTAGAGTTAAAGATGTAATCATTGCTGCTATTAATCATCCTTATAGTATACTAAAAGCTCATTATCGTACAGTAATAAAAGATGAATCTATTGAAAGCATAGCTAAACCACGATTAGTACAATGTTATAATTGTAAAGATAAAAAATTAATTGCTACAATACTTAATAAACAAATTTATATTTGTGGGTATTGTAGTTGTCCAATAGAAAGTAAAGCAAGAGATTTAAATGAAACTTGTAGTTTAAATAAATGGTAATAACTTAATATAAAAGAAATACTATGAAAATATATTATGTAGAAATAATAAATTCTGCTTTAACAGATAAACATATTGCTTTTGTTTGTTATGCAAAAGATGAAAGTAACGCTAGACGTTTGTACCCACAAGATAATAGTATAAAAGTAATAAATGGTAAATGGAGATATAAAAGTAATTGTGGTATAATATCTTTTTTAAAATTAAATAAACCTGTACCAATTGATAAATTAATTGTAGACGGTTACATTAGTGCGGATAATATACATACATTACGAGCTACTTATTTAGGTGAAGCTCCTTATGATATTAAAGAAGAAGGTGTAATTGGTGCAACTTATAATTATTAGTTATGAAATTAAGAACAATATATTTTAATGAAGAATTACATAAATATACAGATGAATTAGGTAATGTTTACATAAGTGTAACTACATTGATTGATAAGTATATTAAAAAATTTGATGTAGATGGACAAGCGAAACGATGTTTTATAGCTGGTCAAAGAGGTAATCCTAAATATGCTGGTAAATCAATTGAAAGAATAAAAGCTGATTGGGAAAAAGCTAAAATTGATGGTTGTGCAAGAGGTAATGTTAGACATGATTATTTAGAAGATATAGTTAAAAGAAGTACTGGTTATAAAAAAATACAAGATACTCAGTACATTAATGATAAGATATATACTGTACCTGATATATTACATAATCCTACATTTGGTAAAGTAGATTTAGATTATTATAAAACAACAGGTTTAGATACTAAATACCCTACTATATATAAAGCATTGGAAGGATTAGCTAAAGCTGGTTATTTATTATATAGTGAAATAGGTGTATATAATTCAGATTTTCTTATATCTGGGTTAATTGATATATTAGCGTTAAAGGGTAATACTTTTATAATTATTGACTGGAAAACTAATAAAGCACCTATTACATTTGATGCTGGTTGGTGGGATAAAGATAGAGATGGTAAATTAACTGGAGCATTTATTAAACAAGATAAAAAATTTAATTCACCATTAACTCATTTGGATGATAGTGTTGGTAATCATTATACATTGCAATTAAGTGCTTATGATTATTTAGCTGAACAATTTGGATTAGTTAATCAAGGTAATGTATTATATCACATTAGGCAAATTAATGCTTTTGAAGAAAAAGTAGAACCTGTAACAATTAAATATCTAAAAGAGGATATTTATAATTTATTTAATCATTATAATGTAAGTAAAAATAGAGATAAGGTTGTACAATATAAAATAGTATAATTTATATGAAAGAAGAACATTCTAAAATAAATTGGAATAGTTTTAGGATTAAATTTAAACATAGTATGGAAAAGATTAGAATAGTTAATTCTTTAGATGTAATAAATGAATGTGAAGATTTTAAATATTATGAACTTTATAATGCAGCTCATCCATCACAAGAGTTTGATATTTATACAAGTTTATTAAAAGGTTTACAAATATTTAGAATTTGGTATGGTGATAAAATTACTGTAACTTGTACATATACACCAAATGCTTCATTTGGTTATCATAGGTACGGTAAAGCTATTGATATAACTGCTACTAAAAAAGCAGATAAAATTAAATTGATAACTAATTATAATAATGAACTTTTTAATTATTTAGCAGGTAAAGAATCTAAAATAATTAAAGATTTACGAAAAGTTGGTATTACAGGTTTTGGTATAGAAGACACTTGTATTCATTTTGATATACGTGGTGAATCAGCTTGTAATAGAAGAGATACTTTTGGTAAATATTTAGTATTTAAATTTAGATGTCATTATGAAAAAGGTATAATGATTATAGATGAAAATAGAGCAATTTAAAATAATAATATGAAAAAACAAGATAATGGTCGTATAGATAAAACTGTATACGATTTACTATGTAAACAAATAGAAGCAGAATGGAATTCTATGTTATTATATAGACAAATTCAAGGTGTATGTGATGCTAATAAAATGCCCAATGGTGGTAAATATTTTAGTTATAGAGCAGATGAGGAAATTGCACACGCTAAAAAGTTTAGTGATTATTTAACTAAACGTGGGGCTAAGATACCTGAATTTTCAATTAAACCTAGTAAGATAGATTTTGATGGTACTTTATTATGTTTAGTTGAAATTGCATTTGAACATGAGCAAGAAGTTACAGAAGCTATAGTTAATATTGCTTTAGCTTGTGATAAAGCTAAAGATATGATTACTAGAGATTTTCTAAGTTGGTTTATTACAGAACAGATAGAAGAAGAAAGTACATTTGATACAATAATTGAAGAAATAGAAAAAGCTGATGGTGATGTAGCAGCTATTCAAAATATTGAATGGGGATTACCATATAGATCTGAAGTTAAATCTAATTAATATATGCAATTATTTATATTTGTTAATAATGAATTACAACTTAATGTACCAGAAATAGTATTAATTAAGGAGTTTAATAATATATTAGTTTGTAGTGAAAAATGTGAATCTGATCCAATAGGTGTTAAGAAACATTTTGCATATATGAAATTTAATTATATATATCAAATATGTGATTATAAATCTTATCCTAATCAACATGGGTTAAGTGAAAAAGAAGCACATGAATTTGCTGTAAGTTTTGCAGGTCTACCTAAAGATTGGAAAGTTGATGATTTAACTAAAGCTGGAATGGAAAGATATAAACAACTAAGACCTTCACCAGCTAGAGAATTAAATAAAGAAATACTTGCTACTTTACATACTAGTGGTAAACTAGTTGCTAAAATTAATAGATATTTGGAAAAACAATTAGAAAAACCTGATTTTAAAGATGATGATATTAATAATATAACTACAAATCATTTTAAAGTTATTGAGTTAGCTAAAAAGATACCTGAACAAATTAAAGCATTAAATGATTTAAAAGATACTATTGATAAAGAAGAAGGTAATGTTGATAAACGTAGAGGAGGGGATGAGATAAGAGAAAGTATGGAAGCTAACAATGATATTGAAAGTATAGGAAATATAAAAGATGATGAAGAAGACTAGTTGTGCTTTTTTAGATTATGTACAAATATATGATTACTCTGAATATCCAAGTGCTAAATCAGCTGGATATAAAGATAATGATGATGATTTTTGTATAGGTCAAAGTACAGGTTTTCTTATGAAAATGGATTTTGTATTTGTTGATACTGAATTATTTAGTATAGTAGGAGATGAATTTAGAAAAACTTGTTCATCTGTATTATCAAATGATGGACATTATTGTAAATATCCAATAGGTAGTAAATTATATAGTGAATTTTGGGCTAGAGAAACACAAAGACGTAGACAAGGAATGACACGTGATTGTAAATTATATAAACGTGATATTCCTGGTTATGTTAATGCTATAACTGGTAAAGATAAAGAAGATTGTATAGTTAGATTTATTAATTACTTATATACGTTATCTAGAAAGGAAAGAAAGGTATATTTACATCCTCTGCATATAACAGGAGATCATTATAACTATCTTAATTATGGTAGAATAATGCGTACTACAACAGACGAGGAAAGAAAAGAATTAGATAGATTAGGTAAATATAAAGTAAAGAAAATAAAAGCATTTCCTAGATTTTGGGATGGAGATTATTGGAATTTTAAAATAGATGAATTTATAGCACTTAATGGATTTCATTTATGTAAAGGTAAAGCTAGACGTAAAGGTTATTCATTTAAACGTGGTAGTCAAAGTGCAAATACTATAAATTTAAATAAAGATATTACTATTGTGTTAGGTGCTTATGATATTAAATATTTAACAAAAGCTGGTGCTACTACTGATATGTTAAAAACTAATTTAGATTGGTATGAAAACTATACATATTGGAGTAGAGGTTACTTAAGTGAAGATTTACGTGCTATTGAATTAGGATATAAGAAACAAAAAACTGGTAATAAAAAATATGGATATAGAAGTAAAGCATTAAGTGAAACATTAGAAAGTAATCCTTCAGCATTAATCGGTAAAGATGCAATTGAAGTTGATATAGAAGAAGCTGGTAAATGTCCAAATTTACAAGAGGTATTAAATGTTACATTAAGTTCTACTGAAGCAGGTGATATAAATACTGGTACTATACGTATTTATGGTACTGGTGGTGTAAAGGAAGCAGATTATAAAGCATTTTGTGATTGTTTTTATAATCCTAGTGTTAATAATATGATGCCTTTAGAAAATATATGGGATAATAATACTAGAAATACTACTTGTGGATTTTTTCATCCACAAATTCTAAATTATGAACCATATATGCTTTATGGTAATAGTTTAGTAGAAGCTGCATATGAAGTAGATTATGCTAAAAAATTAGATGCAGCTAAAAGTAAAACTGTATCAGATTGGATAATATATGTTGGACAACGTGCAAATAGTCCTAGTGAAGCATTTAGAACAGGTGGAGAAAATATATTTAGTTCTCCTGAATTAAGTACGCACATTAGTAAATTAAAAGCAGATACTTCATTATGTTTTTATAGAGATGGTCAGTTAGTACGTAATAGTTTAGGTAAAGTAGAATTTAAAACAAATCAACAATTAGCTAATGAAAATATTCCAATACATCCTTATATAGAGAATGTACCATTTAAATCTAAGGATGATGTGCATGGTTGCATTAGAGAATATTATCCTCCATTTATGGTAAATGGTGTTGTGCCTGATGATTTGTATTATGTGGTTATGGATACTATAGGTAAAGATAAAAATGTTAAAGAATTAACTGTTAAGAATTCTTTAAATGGTATTTATGTACTTATGTATCCAAATAATATAGCTAATAGTTCTGGAGATATTATTGTAGCTGGTTATATAGGTAGAACTAATCAGATGGAAGATGCTGATCGAATAGCTGAATTATTATGTGAACGATATAATTGTAAATGTCTACCTGAAGTAGATAGAGGTAATACTGTAGCTAATTTTAGAAAATGGGGAAAATTATATAGATTACATCGTAATCCTTTAAGTGTAATAGAAGAAAAACTTAATGTAAACACAAATTCTGATTATGGTATAACTATTGGTACAGGTGAACGTAAAGTAGATGGATTATTATATTTAAAAGATTGGTTATATACACCAGTTGGCGTAAATGAAGAAACTGGAGAATCTGTATATATTTTACATTATATTAAAGATATACCATTATTAACTGAATTATTATTGTTTAATAATAGTGGTAACTTTGATAGAGTTAGTACGATGATTGTAGCTATGTACCAACGACTTGCTTATAGAACATTACGTAAGAAAGCATCAGTTATTAATACTACTAGTGGTACACTATTAAGAAATATAAATTTATATGGAATTAATAAATAAATAAAATGAGAACTCAATTACCTAATCAGAAAGTTTCTGATAAAGAGAAACAAAAACCTGAATGGTATATACCTACTTGTGATTATTTAATATCTAAATCAATAGCGTTAAATAATAAAATAGAAGTTAAACGTAATTTAGATGCTGCTAATGGTATTGTAGATTATGAAACTTATAGGTATGTAATGAATCCTTTATCTAGTAGTGATAATACATTACAAAATTTTCCAGGTGAAATTAGAAATGTAGATTTTATTACACCAATTAAAGAGAAGAATTTAGGTGAATATATTAATCTTCCTTATGTATATCATGTTAAAGTAAATAACATGGATGTAGTAATGAAGAGAACTAAAGCTGTTCAAGATGAAGTAACTAAAAAAATGCAAGATGTTTTTACTAAAATGGTAGCTACTAAACAGGGTGAAGATCCTAATGCAGTTATTCCAGATATTGCTGCATTTGCTACTGAGTTTGAACAGAATTGGATTGATGAAAGAGCAACAGAAGGACAACATAGATTAAATCTATTAAATGATTTATTAGATTTTAATACTAAACGTATTCAAGCATTTTATTATTGGTGGGCAACAGAAGAAGTATATACACATAGATGGTTAGAAAATGGTGAAGTTAGAAGTGCTGTAATAAATCCATTAGATGGTTTTCCTATTGATAACGGAGAACAATTTGTTGAAGATATGGATGGTTTTGTATGGCGTAGAAGAATTACATTTAATCAATTCTATGAAACATATAAACAAGAGGTTGAACCTGAAGATATAGATACAGTTGAAGAATTGTTTAAAAAATATAATGCTAATGAACCATTAGTTGTACCTGTACAAATATTTGAAAAACGATATGAAAATGCATCACTTTTAAATTATTATAATACATATGCTTCAGCTTATGGAGTTAATGTTGATAATAGTTATACTAGTTTTACTAATGCTGATTTTACTCTTTATGTATATAAACTTAGTTGGAAAACTTTTCAAGAAATTAAATTTCTTACTTATGAAAATGCTTTAGGTGAAACAGTTGAAACTGTTGTACCAAGCGATTATAAGTTAGATAAATCTAAAGGTGATATATCAATTAAAAAAGATTATGTTAACTCTGTAATGAGTATGTATAGATTTGGTAATCAACTTACCGGTATATATAGTAAACCTAAATATGAATTAATTCAACGTAGAGATGAAAAGAATCCTAATTTAGTTAAATTACCTTTTGGTGGAAAACGTGGATTATTAAATGGTATTTATATTAATCCTATACCTAAACGAGTATTACCATATTTAGCTTTATATAGAATATATACTTTACAACTTGAACGTACTATTGCTAAATATAAAGGTAATATACAATTAGTTCCACAATCTATGATTAATCCTGATTCTAGTGGTACTACAGAAGAAAAGTTCTTTTACATGAAAGCTGATAATACTTTAGTTTATGATGATACTAAAGTAAATTCAAATGATGCTAATGCTTTTAGAATAGTTGGTGATGTAGGTTTAGAAAATTATATAAGTACATTATATACTATAATAAAAGGTATTATTAGTGATGCTTGGGATTTAGCTAATATGAACGATGAAAGATATGGTAATATTGCTAATACACAAACAGTTACTAATGCTAATAGGAATGCTGCTACTGCTAAATTAGGTAGTTCTTTAATGATTACTATGTTTAATAAAGCTATGGAACGTGATCATATGGCAGATTTAGAATATACTAAAGTAGCTTGGGTAGATGGTAAACAAGGTAGTTATTGGAATAAAGAAAAAAATAATTTTGAATATGTAGATATAAAAGGTGAAGATCATATAGAATCAATTTACGGTATATTTGTTAGAGATAGTATAACAGAAGAAAGTAAATTAAGTGCATATAAAGATTTAGCTTTTAGTGCTGCACAAAATGGTGATTTTGAATTAGCAAGTGAAGCTATTACCGGAGATAGTGTATCTGAAATTAGAAAATATGTTAAAGCTCATAGTGAAGCTGTTAAAGCTTTTGAAATGGCACAAAATCAAAATACTAACGATGCTACTAAATATGCTGCAGATAAAGCTAGTGCTGATGTAGATAAACAATTACTACATGAAGAAAAATTAAAACAAATGGATATTGATAGTAAAGAACGAATTGCTAATTTACAATTAAGTAATCAAGTTGAAGAAGATACAACAAATAAAGATTTACGAGAAGAAAGAAAGATTGCTTTACAAGAACGTGCAATAAATGATATTAAAGATAAAAATAATAAAACTATTAATATTAAAGAAAGAGAATTAGACATTAAGCGTAAACAGGCAAATACTAAAAAATAAGTTATGCTATATAAATTTAATAACTTACCCCCGTAATAAAAAATCATTAGGTAAAATTTGACATATACCTTATTATATAGTAATTTTGTGAATTAAATAACAGATTTCCATAACTGATAAAAACAATAAACAAATGAGTGAAATTGATTCAAATAATATAATATTACCTGATGTAGTATCTACATCTAGTGAACCTACTATTGTTCCTAAAGATATTGCTGATGTAAAAACAACAATAGATAATGTAGCATATACCATAGACAAAGATGGTAATGCTGTAGATATAGACAATAAGGTAATATTTACTAAACAAGAAATAGAAGATAAAAATAAAACATCTAATGCTACTACCCCAACTATAGAAGAAGAAGTTGAGATAGATGATATAAAATATAAACTTGATGATAAAGGTAATGCTTTAGATAAAGAGGGTAACATATTTAAATCAAAAGAAGAATTAGATAAACTAAGTGAAGTATCTGATATACCATTAATTGAAGATATTCAAAAGAAAGTAGGAATTGTTGTTACAGATGATTCAGGTAAAGCAGTTGCTTACTCAAATGATGATGAAGGTTTAGTTAAGTATATAAGTGATGCTGTTGCGATAAGGTCAGAAGAATTATATAATAACGCAGCTTCTAAGTTTTTTCAAGAAAATCCTGATATACTTGAAATATTTAAATATAAACAACTTAATGGTACTATAGAAAATTATAAACCTGAAGAAGATTATAGTAAAATTGAAATTAAGAAAGATGCAGATAATGAAGAAGTTCAAATTAATTTAATAATTAAAGAACGTGTTGCAAAAGGTGATACTATTGAACAAGCTAATAGATTTGCTCAATATTCTAAAACAGATGGTAAATTATTAGAAGATGCTAAAGCTGCACAACAGTATTTAATTACTGCTAAATCACTTAGAGATGCTGAAGTAAATAAACAATTAGAAAGTAAACGTTTAGCTGAAGAACAAAGTAAACAACAAGAATTAGATAATGTATATAATAAAATTATAAAAGATGGTAAATTAACAGTAAAAGATAAAGTATATACATTACCTAAAAACATTAGAGTTAAAGTTAGTGATGGTAAATATGAAACTAAATCTCAAGAAGATTTTTTTAATTATTTATATCAACCTGCTCCAATAAAACTACCTAATGGACAAACTATAAATATGACTAAACATCAATATGATATTGCTATAGAGCAGAATAGTAAAACAATTGATGATGATTTACTTACTGCTTATTTAAGATTTGTTGGTGGAGATATGACACAAATAATTGAAGAACAAATTAAAAAAGCAGAAGTTAGAAAATTAAAAACTATTCGTAGTAATAGTTTTGGAACAACAAGTAAACAATTATTTGACAAAACTGAAGTAACAGATAATATAAAACTTCCAGTTAAATAAATTAACAATTAAATTATAATTAATTATGAGAGAACTACAGACCACACTTTATGATAATCGTGGATACACAGATGAAAATGTTTTATATAAACATCGTTTGATTGACCCTGTACAACTTAGTAAAAATATTACTTTTCTTTATGGTAAAGATAGTGATATGTTTCCTTTATTAACTAATACTGAAGGACATGGTTTTACTAAATCAATTAAACCTAAATTATTAAATGATACTCAATATGAATGGAGTGTTATGGGTAGAATGATTCATACATCTGTTGTATTTGGATTACAAAATGCAGCTAATGTTAAACCAGGTTTAGGGTTTACACCATTTGGTGTAATATTTGAAGATGAACGTTTTATTGCACAATATGGAGCTTATTCTCCTGATGGTTTACATCAAGTTCGTATTCAATCTAAAGAGAAACTTGCAAATGGTAAATGGTTATATGAAATGATTTTACAAGGTAGTAACCCTAATGAATTTGTAGATTTAGGTAACTTTGTATCAGGTAAAGCATGGGTTATGACAGTACCTACAGTTGCTGCTTCTAAATCAGATGGTAATGCTAGTAATAGTATGGCTCCTGGTAAAATGACTAATCAATTTGGTTTTAATCGTTTTAGTAAAAATATTGCAGGTAATGTAGCTAATAAAGTTACAGTATTTGAATTTGATACTGAAAGTGGTGGAAAAACTAATCTTTGGATGCCATTTGAAATGAAACTTTTTGAAATAGACCGTAGAATACTTTTAGAACATGATTTATGGTTTTCTACTTATAATAGAGATGTAAATGGTCAGATAACACTATTTGATAAAGAAACTGGAGAACCTATTCCTAGAGGTGCAGGTATTAAAGAAATTCTTACTTATGGTGGAAACTATGATACTTATGCTGCTCCTACATTAACTATTTCTAAATTAAATAGTGTAGTAGATAGAATTTTTGCTAACCGTATTGATAAACAACCTATGGAACTTGTACTATATACTGGTGCAGGTGGTAGACGTGCTTTTAACTCAGCTTTAGAAAATGATGCTAACAGTCGTCAGTTATTTTATGCTTTATCTGAAAAGATAATTGGTGGTGGAAAAACTGGTTATATGACTTATGGTAATTATTTTGATCAATTTAGAACTATTGATGGTTATATTCTTACTATTCGTGAATGTCAAATGTTCAATCAAGGACTAATGGCTGAATTAGATAGAAAGAATGGTAATATGATTAATAATTTTCCAGCATTTAGTTATAATATGGTATTTATTGATCATAGTATGACTGATGATGGTGAACGTAATGTACAGTTAGTTGGAGAAGCAGGTAGAGAAATCATTACTGGTGTATATAAAGGTATGAGTCCTCTTCCAGCAGCTTGGGGTGCTATTGGAGAATCTAAATTAATTAGTACTAGAAAAGACGTTGCTAGTTACGAAGTAATGGTATCACAAGGTATTGTTATGAAGAATTGGACAACTTCATTTTGGTTAGCACCTTCTTTATAAAAAGATAATAAATATAATAAAATAATATATAAAAGTTTATAACTTATAAATAAAGTATTATGATACATAATAGTAATAAAGTTTGGATTAAAAAACGTATTAATCAATCTACTTTTTATAAAACTAATATGAAAGTATTAGGTGAAGAATCTAGAAGATTAGGGTCAAATGCCACAGCAGTCAAAGCTATGTTAGTTAATGGAGATGAATTAAAAGTTCTTATGCCATCAATATTAGGTATTGACCCTAAATCTACTACTTCCAATTGGGATAAAGCTGTAAGTAATTATTGGCATAGTCTTACTGTAGATATTTATGATAAAGGTAAAGAATTAGAAGTTGGTTTTATTTATGATTTTAATGATACTACTACATTTTTTGATAATGTTAAACGTAAAGATTATATCAACAAATTAACTGGTGTAAAAGACGATAGGGCATTAATGGAATATGTAGAGGGTAGTAAAGATGGTAAACCTAATGTACCAGAAAATGAAAAATATAAATATGCTTTACCTATTAATATAGAAGATTATTTACTTTATAGATATTGTCAATTTTATCATGATGTAGCTAATAATATTGATAGCGTTGATAAAAGTCCAAATATTAGATTTTATCTATTTAGTGATAAACTTTATAAAGTAGAAGCTGATAAAAAACTTAATCTAGAAAAGAAAGCTATGGGATTATTCTTAAAAGTTATAGCTAACTTAAATGAAGTAGATAATGTTTTATATACACTTTGTAATAAAGTTGATTCATTAAAAGGTATTGATATTAAAAAATTAGATGAAAGTGATAAACATATTCATCTTAAAAATATAATGAACGATAAGGCACAATTATTTATTTCAACAGTAGAAGATAAGAATTTACTTATTAAAGCAAATATTGAAAGATATATAAATGCTGGAATTTGGAAACGTTTACCTAATTCTGATATTATTGTTGATAGTGATAATGCTGAAATAACTATTGGTAATAATGTAGATGAAGCTGTTAGTTTTATGAGCAATGATGCAAATAAGGAAAGATTAAATATATATGTTGCTAAATTTAAAGGATTAAAATTATAAATTATGTACAACACTGTTAAGGAATTACATATAGCATTAGATGAACGATTACAACAATTAAATAGTAATCGTAAGCTAGTGCTATACCCTGAACAGAAAGATGCTAGACTAAATGAAGCAGTATTACAATTTATAAATAATGTAGTAAGTGCTAAAACTAATATCAAAAAAGAAGGTTTTGAAGATACTCAAAAACGATATGATGATATTGAAGAATTAATTAGAACTGCCACATTACCTGTTTATATTAATGAAAGTGATAATATTATAGCACCAACTCCATATGATTATTTACATTTAGTAAATGATAGAAGTGTACTTAGTTATAATTGTAATGGGTTAAGTTACACTAATTTAATAAGTGTTATAACTAATGTAGCAGTAATTCCATTTATTGATGATGTTGCCGCTACTGCACCTTATTATAATTCATTTAAAATTAATATAGATGGAACTACGATATTTACTAGTCCTATTACAACTAAAAGTATTGAAGCTAAATTTATGATTATAAATTGTGCAATTGAAACATTGAATATACAAGGAATATATGAAGTTTATTGGGAATATTATTTAGACCATTATGAAAAGAATAGTTTTATAATTATTACACCTACTCTTGCTAGTACTGCCACTATTACTTACGGTACAACTACTACAAATGGTACAGTAAAATTTTATTCTAATAGTACTTATAATCCATCACAAGTTTTTACTAATCCTATTAAAAAAAGTAATGAATTGTGTAGTCATGAAGATGTTTATGATATGTTAAGTAATTTTTATTATAATAAAAATAGACATCTTAAACCAATTAGTGAAATACAAAGAGGTTTTATAAAAGTATTTCATAATAATACATTTATAATAAAAGAAGTACAAATTGATTATATTAAAAGACCACGTTTAATTAATTTAACTTTAAATCAAAGTTGTGAGTTAAATAGTGGTGAAGAAATAGTAGCAATTGCAGTACAGAATATTTTAGCGGATATTAGTAATAATTATTCTAATTTTGCTACTGAACGAACAATAAAAGAATAATAACATTTAAATAATAAAATCATGAGTAACGAAAAAACAAATGCTAACATAAAAGCTAGAAATATAGCATTAGGTATGGATGTTTTAAAAACTCCAAGTATACCTACTGCAACATCTGGAACAACTATTACTAAATATGAAAGAACTGGAGTAAATCGTTTTAGAGTTGCTATTACTGTAGCATCACACACTAAAGCTATTGCTGGAGCTGCTTTAGGATTTGGTACTAAGATTTTCGATTTTCCATTAGGTGGAATTGTATTACATAGTATGTCAGGTAATATTACTTTATCTGCTCCTACAGAAACAGCAGTAATGGAAAATGCTTTTGGTAGTGTAGTTGCAAGTGGAGCTATTAGCACTTTTGCTGGTGCTACTGCTACATTCTTTGATTTAAAAGAAACTTTTAATATGGCTGCTTTAGCTGTTACAGCTACATCTACTAATATTGCTTGGAATGGTTCAGGTGCTATTATTGATGGTAGTACATCAGCTGCTGATATGTATATGAATTTCTGTGGTACATTTGCTAAAACTGAAAATATTACTATACTTGCATCATTAGAAATTGAATATTCTATTTTGTAATATAGTATTAAATAAATTGTTAAATTTAAATAATAAATTAATATGAGAAAATTATTAATAACTCTAAGTGGTGCTGAATATGGACAAACTTCAGGTGGTGTATTAATCGCAGGTTCTTGGGTAGGAGATACATTAGATGATGGTGCTATTGCTTGTTTTGAAAGTGATGGAACGTTAATTGATCCTGCTATACCTGTAGTAAGTACAAGTGAAGTATATTTTGGTCTTGGTCGTACAACTTATGGTTTACTTACGTCAACTTTAATTGACCGTACAAGTTTAGTATATAATAAATATGCTTATCTAGCACCACGTGCTAAAGTCATGGTACATGGTGACGATGGAACGACTGGTAATGAACTAGCATTTCCTACTATTGTAGCAGGTCAAACTTATGGTTATACTATTACTGATAATAGTCAACCTATTGAGAAAACTAGTCGTATGAAAACTTATTCAGTAACAGCTGTTACAGGAGATACAGATAATACGATTCTAGCTAGATTAATTGCTGCAATTAATGCAGATACAGCAAGAGTTTGTAATGCTGCTGTTATTAATGGTGATGATGGTGTATCATTTACTGGTATTACTGCAGGAGTTGATTTTAAAGCTGTTCCTTATGCTGATATGAAAACATTAGTTACTGGAATGTTAGTTGAAGGTAATGGTGCTGCTGGTGCTTGTACATCTGCTATTATAGATGGTGTATTTTATAATGCTAGTACTACAGTTACACTTGCTGTTAAATACGGACATACTCCATTATTACTTGTTCAATCTGGTTATGTAGGAGAGGGTACTGCTACTGCAATTGCAGCTACTGAAAAAGATTATTCTACTGAACAAGGTAATATTAATGCTTGGAGAATGATTAATGAGTTATGGAAAGTTACATCTAGAGTTGTAACTGGACAAACTTATACTTGTTACGTAATTGAATGGATTACTCCAAATCAATCAGTAAATATTGGTCAATTAGATGGTAATGCTAAACAAACTTTAGTTTTAGCTGTACCTAGTGGTGATGCTGCTGCTATATTGGCTATAGATACTGTACTTGCTGCATTATAATACTAATATAAGAATAGCACTGTAAAAGGTGCTATTCTTTTTTAAATATAGATATATGTTATATACCTTTAGAGTACTTACACCGGATACACCTAACACTCCTTGTAATTCTACATTGAGTGTTATTGATTATGCAACAGTTAATGTTAAATTAATTAATAGTGGTATAGTTATTTGTAATGGTGCATTAAGTACGTCAATACCTGTTACATTTAATACCATTAGTAAAAATGGTAATCAATTATCTTGTACTGGCATAGTAGGTATGGGATATGTACAACTTAGTCTACCTATTACTGTTGGAGATAGCGTAGATTTAACTATTGAATTATCTAGTCCAACTAATGTATATAATACATATACTAATATATTTACCTTATATCATTATGATTTAGGTATTCCTTTAATTCCTGGAACTCAATCTAATATGGATATTGTATTAATCAGTTCTACTGCTAATCATCCATATAGTGGTGTCATTGCATATCGTAAACCTTTTACAACATTAATACATTTTTATAAAAATAACTCTTCTAAATTTGATGCTATTACTTTATATGATGAAAATGATGAGTTAATGTCAAACTTATCATTTGGTACATTATGTTTAGATGAAGATAAAGAATTTTATTATATTACTTCATTGGGTAGTGAAATATGTACACAAAGTAGTAATACAGTAGTTGATAGTATTAATTGGTTACCTGATTATGAAGTTGTTACTAATTGTGTAAATAATTGTAATCCTAATTGTATAACTCCATTAGCAACGAATACAGCAACTATAAATATAGATTATAATACACTAAGTACTTTATATATAGATGGTGTACTTAGTTATCCTTATATATCACAAGCATTACTTATAAATGTAATAGATTATACAGGTACTATAATATTTACAGATAGAGAAATTAATAACATAGAACTTGGTTTAACTACAGTAACTTATAGTTTTACATCTTCTACATTTTCTATTCCAGATAGTGGGGATTATGTAATACAAGGTTGTGTTAATGTATTTGGTTATGAACCTCAAGGTTTATATTCAGATATTCCTGAAACTGGAATTATATATAAACAGTTAAATGTATTAAGTACAGCAGATTTTACAGGATGTGGTGGAGATGCTAATTTAGGCACACAATTCACAGCTAATGGTAATGCTCCTACAGATTGGAGTACATTTGGTAAATTAATAGAAATTATTAATGTTGGCTCTCCAATAACTGATAAATATTATAAAGTATTTGATTATGATGTTACTGCTAATTTTACAAATTTAATTACTACAGATAGTGCTACTATAAAAGATGGAATGTTATTTTATTCAGATGGTACTGCTCCTACATCTTGGGGTGCTACAGCTTGTATAATTGAATCATTTCCTATATATAGTTGTTGTAGTAGTATACTTCTAACCGGTTGTAATGTATATGAAGTAACTCAAAGTAATTGTAATACAGTAAATATTATAAATAATTCATTTGCTGATTTAGATTATACGTTATCTATGTTAACTGCTACTGGTTGGGTAATAGTAACAACTGATGTAGTTAGTGCTTTAACAATATTACCTATAGAATTAAGTACTGATGGTGTTTATGATATAACTATTACATATAATGGTATAGATGAACATTTTATTAAAGTTATAAGTTGTGCTATAGAAACTTGTAAATTAGAATATTTAAATAAACTAATGTGTTGTAATGCAGGTAAAAATTGTGATCCTTGTGATGAATGTTCAACACAAGATAATTATGATTTTAATGCTTTTTCTATATTAATGCAAACATATTTTATGTTAGTTAATATTGTAACTAATATAAATTATAGTTATAGTACTACACAATTAGGTACAGTTGAAGTATTAAATGATTTATATAACATTGTTGATGTTTTAGAACAAGCTAATAAATATTGTACTACTTGTGATGAACCTTGTTCTAATTGTGAATAATTAGTTAAATTTATAATTATGTTTCTACCTATAAGTAATTTAAATCAATATTGGTACTCCTTTTATAAACTATACGGAAGTGCAATATTAAATTTATCGGATAAATGGACTAAGCAAGAAAAGATTTATGGCAATTCTTGTACTCAATATAAAGTAAATCAATATTATCTAGCTTTTTATTTAGCAGTAATGATTAAAAATGAATTAGATAAAGGATACACAACAAGTGCTACTTATTATGAAACTAAATATGGTATATCAGATAAGAAAAAAATATTAACTTGCTATAGTATAGCTTTAGATAAAATATTTGATATATTTGATATACATTTTACAGAAGATACTGGAATAGGTGGGGTTGGAGTTGAAGACACATTAATAGTAGAACCAAATTATACAAATAGTAGTTCTACAATTAATATAACAAATTTATTAAATAATCTTAATAGTTGTAACTCAATTTATAATGATTGTATATGAACCAAAATGATATAAATAAATTAACACAATTCTTAGCAAACATTGGTAATGTAGCTAGTGGATTAGGAACAGATAAACTTTTAATATATAGAGAAAGTCTTGGAGCTAATAGACAATTAGTAAGTATAGATTTAACTACCTTAGCTACATTTGTTACTTTAGTGTTAAGTACTAAAGAAAGACTAATAAATATGAATGTTGCTGCTGGTGGAACAACTGTAGTATTTGCTATACCATTTGCTGATGCTAATTGGCAATGGAGTGGAGTACCATTATGTATAGAAACGGCTAGTGGTAGTAGAGAAGAACCTGTTATAACAAATAAAACAGCTAATGGGTTTACTATTCAATTAGCTAGTGCTACAGCAGGTACAGTAGAAGGTAAAATTATTCATGCTTAATTAATAAATATGAAAAAAATAATAACAACATTATTGCTAATTATTATAGCATGTGGAGTATATTCACAAAATGGTAACCTAGGGGTTAAAAAACTTACTGCTAGTGATAGTGTTAAAGTAAAAACTTTAACAGTTACTGGCAAATATACTTTACCTAATAGTGATAGTTTAACTAATTATTTAGTTAGAACAAATGGTTTAGGTAAATGGAACTATGTATCTCCTTCTGGAGTTGGACAAGATAGTATATATGTATCTTATTGTTGTGGTTGTAGTATGATAACTGGTTATAAGAACATTGGAGATACTCTTAAGATAGATACTTGTTATGTTAATCAGATTATCAAAGACAGTTTAAACGCTCATTGGATAATTTTAAATTCGTATATTCAAGATAGTGCTGATGTAGTCCATTGGTCGGATACGTTGACAGATATAGCCACTAAACACGATGTTGATACATTGAGTAATTCCGTCTATGATTCATTATCCAATCATAACATGCTTATCAAAACATGGATAAATGATAGTTCTA